CCGCCTGTTCTAGCTCTTGTCCACTCGCCCATCCGAACGCATACCGCCTGATCGTCAGAATGCATTTGTCGAAGTCATCAAGCTCGCTGGCGGGCAACCCCTGCCGACAGTGCTCCGCACAGTCACACGCGAACAGCCTAGCCGTCTGCTCAGTCCACGCTTCCAGCCTTCTCGTGAGCCGCGCCTGTCTCACCACTCCCTTGTTGCTATCCCATAGCACCTCGCCCTTGGCCTCGACCTCGAACACGGCCACGAGAGCAATCCATTCGATCAGCTGCTCCCGCTTGAGGATATGGTACCCATTGGCGCACGGCCTCAATTCTCCGACGATCTTGGGCATCCACTCCCCCGGCTTGCCATCCTTGGGAAGATGCCATTGCCCGTGCCCGCCGTGGTAGCAGGTGCCATCGGCGTTGAGCACTTTGTAGTAGGTCTCTTTGGATTCGCTCACGAGATCACCTCCGCTTCCGTAGACTCAACCGCCGACAACTCCCTCTCATAGATGGCCAGCAACCCTTGTAGGCTCTCAATCTGGCCTTCAATCTCCCGCTTGGCTCTCACGGCGGTGCAATACTCAGTCCTCCGCTCAGGGGCATGAAACCATCCCTTTTGCTCTTTTGCGTCGAACGGCTTCAGTTGCATCCCTAAGTAGTGAGGCAAGCCTTTCCAGTACATCTCCCAGGTGAGGCCCATGACTCCCTTGTATCTCTTGAGCGTTTTGAGTCTCGAATAGTAATTCGACTCCGGCACGGTTCGCCCGATGACCTTGGAGACCTCAGTGTAAAACTCGGCCCATGTTCGGCCATTCTTAGCTGTCCCTTTGGCAAGGAATCGGCTTAGGGCTTCCCTGATAGGCCGCTCGGCGTACCATCTTACAAACCGCTCCCGCTCCCACTCGCTTGCAGGCTCCAGTGCATAATCCTCCGGCACAACTGGGTTAGGTGGCCTGTCTAGTCGTATTTTCGCCGCCCGCCTCTCCAGCTTAGCAATCAACTCTCGCGTTTGCCGCGCCTTCGGTGCCATCGGCCCTGCTGCCTTGTTTCGCTCTCGCGCGGCCTTGCTGGATTGCTGCGAGTGCGCCCACCTGCGAATCTGCTCCACAATCTGCCAATGCGTACCTTGCGCAAGCTGATCCTTAAGTAGATACCGACTGCGCCCTCCTCCGTTGAGTAGCAGAGTCTTTTCCGTGGCATCGTACAAGGCCGTCACGTGTCCAGGCGCGCTGACCGCCGCTTGTAGAATCCTCCGTAGAAAAATGGCAGGCGGACGAGAGCCATCGGTGACAACTGGGATGCCCACATAGGGAGACTTCGCTTGTGAGGCGTAGAGCTTCACTGTGTCCAAGTCAATGAGGATATGTTCCGCGTCTGGGTACTCCGTTCTTTTGTCCATTCTCCGATTCCTCCGATTCCATTTAGATTTGTACTCTGGCCCGTGGCTCCGTGACCTACCCCTCCGATTGGCGATTGGCTGGGAGGCAGCGTCTGTCCCCTTCCACTTGAGCCGAGCCGCCTCCCGTTTGCCACCCTCCAGCGCAATCGGAGTAGCGCGGAGGGAATCCGTTTTACTCGGCCTCTGCAACCCCCTCCAATGCAGGTGCGAGTCTCTCAATCTCCGCCCATTCGATTACATGGCATCCGGCATGCACCGTCCCCGTGGCCGTTACCTTGTCGAGGCTGTAAGGCCCGATATGAAACGTGTGGCCGTTGCGCTGCCATTCCTGGCCGGACTCCATCACCGTGCGGACGAATTTGATAGCACGTTTGGCGTGAGAGGCGGGGACTCTGGCTCCGCGCGAAGTGACAACCTCTTCCCCTTCGAGCCGCAACATGGTCGGTGCACCATACCCACCGCCATAGACAGTTTCGCCATTACGGAATCTCTCTATAAACTGTTTCAGGTTCTCTTCGTCCGCAAGTCTGCGGCGCTCTCTTGCAGCCTCGTTTTGAGCTTTCCGCTTGGCGTCCTCTTTGGCTTTCATATCCCACAGTAGCTTGGAATCCAAAGCGGGAACGGTCGGAGGTTTGAACCTCAGATTGAAAAACACAGCGTACAGACTTGCCTCAGCCGCCAGTGCCAATGCCTCTTTGTGTTTCCATTCCTTGTTGAATGTGGTACGGGCACGGAGAGACTTTAAGGCAAACTCGTTAATGCGTCTCCGGTAACCCTCAAGGTTCTTTTTGTGCTCATCCACTTTTCGAGCGAAGATGTCCGATACCTCGAACACCTGCATTCCCGCTGGTACTGCTCTCTTTGTTTGTGACAGGTGCTTTGCCGTGGTGACACTATAGGTTCGCGTGGTGAACATCACTGCTCGCTTTCCCTTGCGTTCGACTATATCCGCCATGGGGAAGTGCGAGCCGTAGGAGTAAATGGTAGTCCCAGTGAAGTACAAATTGTGGCCGGGGTTCTTAGCTTCGGTTTGCGTTTGGTGAATCCACAGGTGCGGTATCTCGCTTGTTGGGTGTACTGTTCTCATAGCTCCAATCCTCCGATTATCCTAAGATCGGCGCGCGTGCATCCGGCCTGGCCCGCCCTACGCGATGGCGCAAGGCAGGCACGCTGGACGCTCTTGGCGCTAGGCCATGCTGCTCAGGAACATCTCCTCGGAATCCTCAAGTGCCCAGTCCTTCGCAACGTTGTGCTCGACAATCCGCCGATGCCAGTCTCCGCTCTGAATCGTTTCGATGATCTGCCAGTCCATGACACTCTCGAAGTCTCCCGCGTAACTCCTGACCTGTTGCTCCGTCATGTCAGGCGAAATGGGAACGCACCGCTTGTGAAGCTCACTGCGCGGAGTATCCTTATAGCTGTACGTGGCCTCACTTCCTTGCCAAAGACGGCCTCGAACGTTCAAAGTGTATGACATTTGTCCTTCTTCAATCTTCATCTCTAGCCAAATAACGTCGCACGTCTGCCACTTGTAGGCGTCTAGACGCTTAACGTCATCAACCGCGTACAGCATCTCGATTAGTTCACGCACTGGGAAGCCTCCGATTTGAGATTAGACTCTCTTGCTACCTTGCGTGCTGAATCGAGTACAAAACATAGGCCAGATAGACGGATAAGGCCGTCCCTGCGAAACAGAACACTTGCAGACTGAACAGGAACACCTTGTACCAGACTGAGTAATGACGCTCTGAGGTGAATCGCATGTGAGCCTCCGATTTGATATCGCCTGCTACCATCGCCATCGGTGCCGACTCTACCACACACTCCCTATGCTGTCAAGCGCTATCGCCAGCAAAAAGACAGTCTCAGCCAAAAATAAAGTTAGCAGCGCGGTCCTTAGCGTGCTCAGACCAGCGTGTCGGACTGTACACAGAATGGACACTATCTAAACCATTACTTGAGATATAGTTAAAGAGAAACATTAGGTAATTTCTACATAGTGGATTGGTGAGATTTCGCCAATTAACGATATTTCGACAATTAGGCCTAGTCTGCATCGGCACAGTAGGCATAGTCCGCACAGTCACCTTTGTCGGCGCGCCGACAACGCCACCCGCGCGACGCTGACCCCAGGTGCGCGTGCGCTCCCCTGCCAGCACCGGATGCGATCTCCGCCACCGCTGCACTCCCACTACACTCATAGTAGCCATAGTCAGGGTAGGCATTGGCTGGGTCCGCGAGTTGTCCGGCCAGTGAGGACACGCGCGCGGGGCCGTATCGGGTCGTGCCACCACGCTCAATTTTATATTATTTTTAATATTTATTGTCAGTTTACTACTATAGGCTTGACATAGACTGTCGATAGTGCTATATAGAGGTTGTGGATAGAGACACCACATCTGTAGACGTATCCGCGCCGCCCGAACTCGCCCCGCTCACCCCCTCCGAGCGCGCCGCCGCCACCGACGACATCCTCTCGCGCATCAACGAACTCCTGCTCCAGCGCAGCCGCATCGACCGCGAACTCCTGGAACTTCGCCAGGGAAACCACGACCTCCTGAACCACGAATGCCTGCGCTGCGGCCATCTGTGGACCGGCATCACGCTCAGCCGCCCAGACCAGTGCCCGCGCTGCCACTCCCGCCACTGGGACCGCGATCCGATCCGCGCCGGGTGCCGTACGCCAGCCGATCCGCCCGCGCCGTGGTTCCACCCGCGCTACAAGGGCGAGCGATACGCTAACGCTAGGGCGAATCATAGGCCGTTGGTGCGCGAGCGTCCGGTGTCGTCGCACCCGAGCGATGCCGAGGCCGCAGCATATTGGGAACGCCGCAATAAGCTCGGCGCGGGGATTCCTCCGCCGCCGCGATTCACGCCGCAGATGAAAGAATCGGAGCCTTCGCTTTCTGTTGTAGAGGTAGAGCGTCAGTATGTCGAGCTAGTGTCCACCGTTGGCGAGCCTAATATGATCGAAGGGCCAAAAGAAAAAATAGACGCCCTCAAGCAGATGTACCCAGAGAATCCCGAGGAGTCGCGTGAGACTTAGCCGACTCGAATCCCGCTGGCAGCACTGGCTCCCTTGGGCGCGCCGCCACCTGCTCCAGACTCAATGTGGCTCGCTCGAAGACCTCCGCGCCCTGCACCGCCAGCGTGTCGAGCGCGCGCTCGCCTCCCACGTCGCATGGCCAGCCATAGTAAGATACGATCTCGACGATCCCCGCGCGGAGGAGATCAAGTTCTCGACGATGCTCGAATGGGCGGTGGGCATGAAGCCCACGCACCAGCGGGTCAAATGGACCGATAGACAAAGGAGAGCCTTGGCATGAACTCGCCTCTGTGGGTATCTATCGTGGAGGCTAGAGCGTCGTACCTGCGCGAAAAGTACAGGGAGCCTACCCATATCTACCTGACCCATGAGTTTTGGACCCGTCTTGTGGACGGGGCAATGAACAACGAAATATGGTCCCTTAATTCGGTCTGTGGAATGAAAGTAGTAAAGGTTGAATCCATGCCAGAGGGAAAGACGGACTTCTATATCGCAGGTTAAAGGAGAGTGAGCGCATGAGTGCCTTGAAATATACCGTCATTCTATCAATACTAATAGTGTCGGGAATCCTCTGGCCCAAGCTATTACTGCCACAGACAGTGACAACTCCTCGAACCGTGCAGGTGCAGCCCACTTGGGTACCTGACCCTAGCTTTGGCCACTTCGATTGCCCCGATGGCTGGATAGCATACGAACGCTCTGAGCCTTATCCTCCTTTTCAAGGATCGACAGCGGCTGTATATATCGCCCCTCCACACGATGCTAAGGGCCACGTCCTAAATCCCGATAAGAATAATCGTAAAGCAATTTGTATAAAGGAGAGCCAATGACCGGACGCGAACGGGTAGCCAACAAGGCCCTGTCGGGAGACGAAATCAAATCTATTATCAAGGAAGACTTCGATAGACTTCTTAGTAACGAGGGCCTTCTCAGTCCTCACATAGCCCACGGACGCATCGCCTACGACATCACCCTCCGCCTGCACATGGACAATCCCTTCAACTCCGAATCGCAATCAGGTACCACCTCGCGTCCCATCGCCACGAACATCGTCCGCGACTCTCCACAGTTAGCTGCTGTGGAAGCTCTCCCCCTCGCCTCGCCCTCTCCCGAAGCCGTCGCCGCCGGGGACCGCATCTCGCGCTCCATTGACTCCCCGAACGCCGAGCGCCTGCGCATGGGCATGCCGGTGCCGGTCGAGGTCAAGCAAATGGACGGGACCATCACCACCGAGCAGATCAAATACCCTCCCAATCCCGAACTGGGCGACGGCAACATGAAACTCGAAGACGCCACGCCGGAGGCCCGGGCTGCGTTTGGCCTTCCTACACTCACCCTCGCTGCCGCCGACGAAGTTCCCCTGACCATACGCCTCGGCAAGTGCGGCCACTCGGACCACAACGTCGCGCTCTCGGGCCTCTGCACGGTCTGCGGAGCCGAGTGGATTGACGCCGCGACGCCCGACCCGCCGCCCGCCACGCCACAGGACTGGCCCGCGAACCCTCCCGATAAGCGGGACGCCTTCTACGGAGGAGCCTGATGGCGTGGTTCGCCGGGCTTCGCGCGCTCGTGTGCCTCCGCACTATCTCGCGAGCCATGCAGCGGATCGCCGACGACACCTCCGCTATGCGCCGCATCTACGAAGACACCTGGACCTCCGAGCACGCCCCGCGACCTCGCACCCGCCCGGTGGAAATCGGCACGATGGACCAAGACGAGATCGACCGCCGCTGGCACCAGCAACGCGAGGAGGCCATGATAGAATCCGAGTCGTCGCCATGACGCAGACGATGAACACCGCCGAGAAGCGTGCGGAGGCTTACCGACAATTGGCAATCGAACCTTCTCAGCTATCCGCCGTCCCGCAGATCACCCACTCGCTACGCCGCATGTTCTCCTCCATCTCGCGCACCGGCCCCGCCAACCTCCCCGCCGACCCAATCTTCTACCTGAACGCCTCCGACTCCCCGTTCGCCCGCGCCGTGCTCGACCGCTACTACTCTATCGCCAAGCCCCTGCGCCGCGTGCTTCCACTGGAAGCCTTCTGCGTCGCCGCGCACGTCCCGCCGCTGCGCATCGAAGAGGTCGTCGTGCAGACCTACCAGCGCCTGTTTCGCCAGCAATCCCTGCTGTCCGCTGCTGCGCACGGTCCTTCCATCATGGACAAGACCATCGAACTCGCGAAGACTGCCATCGACGAGACAGTCCAGCTACACGCGCAGGGCATGGTCCACAAGATCAATGGGGTGATCCCGCTGCCCCCCGCGCGAGTCGGCACCAAGATTCAGATCACCCAGAACGCCGAGGCCAGTGCGAACGCGACCGCGCAGGCTGCGAGCGTCGTCCCCGCGCCGCACCCGGAGCTTACGATAAAGCGGATGATAGATAGATTTAATGAAAATCGTGCGCTCCCCGCCGCCACGCCTGCCGCGCTTCCCGAGGCCCAACCCGAGAACGTGATCCCCATGCCCTCCCGCGAAGAGTTTATCGAAGTCGAAGAAGATCAATAGATGTACGCGGAAAGTAAAGTAATGGAGCGTCTCGCCCTCGCCGAGCGCGAGTTCGGCATCTCCCTCGAATACCACACCATCGAACAAATCTCCGACTTCGACGCCCGCCTGCGCCGCGAGGACAAATACCTCTACAACGCCCTCGGCGCACCGGAGGGCGTACAAAACCTCTCCGCCGAAGACGCCCGCTGGATTCTCAACGAACAAGTCCTCTGCCTGTGCGACGCGGTGTACTGTCTCACGCGCTATGGCTTCATTAAAAACCAAGAGAACATCATCGAACGCTTCCGCTTCCGCATCCCGCAGCGCCTCCTGTTCGACATCATCTGCGAACTAGAAGAGATGGACGCGGCCATCGAAATAATCCTTCTCAAAGCGCGCCAGCTTGGCGTTAGCACTATCGTCGAACTCCTGATCTCCCATAGAATAATTTTCAGCTATGGTATCAACGCTGTCATCGGCTCAGCCGACCGCACCAAGACCGCCCTGATGGCCAACATGCTCTTCTTGTTCTACGACATGCTTCCGGTGTGGCTCAAGCCTCGTGAGACCCGCCGCGTAGAGTCCGACCAGGGGATGCTTGTGTTCGGCCAGAACGCTACGGGAGTCTCGTTCCAGCACGGCGCGCAGGCGACTGGCATCGCACGCGGTACCACGCCCACGATCTACCACCTGAGTGAAATCGCCGCCTTCTCCGACCCTGTGAATCAGATCGAAGCCTCCTTGTTCAAAGCCGTCCACGCTTCTCCCGGCGTGTTCGGCGTACTCGAAGGCACTGGCGAAGGCGACAAAGGCTGGTGGCCGGACACATGGCGTCACGCCAAGATCAACTGGCCTTTGCATCGCGCCCGCCTCTGTCCTCTCTTTCTCCCATGGTTCTGCGGCGTGGACATCTACCCGACCGCGACATGGCTGCGCATGCGCCCGGTGCCCTCCGACTGGCATCCCAACCACGACACGCGCCTGCACGTCGCCAAGGCGGAACTCTTCGTGCAATCTACTCCTCTGCTCGCGAAATACCTCCTCGCGCACCTCGAACGCACCGCCGGATTCAAAGGCCGCATATGGCGCATGCCTCGCGAGCAACAATGGTTCTGGGAGGTCGAGCACGAGCAAGCGAAATCCAAGGGCATCGAGTCCGTCTTCCTGCAAGAGATGGCAGGCGACGACGAAGAAGCCTTACAACGCAGCAGCGAGTCCGTCTTCGGCCATGAAGCCATGGCTGAAATCGAATCCCGCCGCGTTAAAAAATTCGAGTGCTACTCCCTCTCCGGCCAATCCATCGAATCCACCCACGAGGTTACGCCCGAATACTTCGACTACACCCGCGAGCGCCTCCCTATCCGCTACGCCTCGCGCACCCACGGCGAGGTCTATCGCTGGGAACTCATCCCGCTCAAGGACGAACGCCTACGATTCACCAACCCACTCGATGTGGACCGCATCCTGCTCATCTTCCACCACCCGCGCCCAGGCGTCTCCTACTCCATTGGCGTCGATACCTCCGAAGGCAAGGGCCAAGACTCTACCGCTATCAACGTGTGGGCGCTCGGAGACAAAGGCCGCCCCGACATCCAGGTCGCCGAGTACGCCTCACCCTACGTGAACCACGTGGAAGCCTTCGCCTTCATCCTGGCCATCGCCGCCTTCTACGGCAAATTCATGGAGCAAGGCGTCACCCGCTGGCGCGAACCCTACGTCTCCATCGAACAAGTCCAGGCCGTTGGCGACACCGCGCAACTCCAGATGCGCAAGATGGGCTACTCCAACTTCCATCGCTTCGTGCGCTACGACTCGAAGAAAATCCGCAAGGCTCGCGCAAACAAAATGGGCTGGTATACCTACGGCTGGTCCCGTGCCCTACTCATCGGCAACTTCGTCCATGCCGCGCAGTCCGGCTGGGCGGAGATCAACTCCCCGTGGCTCATCGACGAAATGAAACACTTCGAGGTCCACATCACCAAGTCCGGCAAAGAGAAACTGGAGCACGAAGAGGACATGCACGACGACCGCATCTTCTCCTCCGCCGAGGCCATCTTCTGCCCGCACGACATGGACGTACTCGCAGACCGCTCGAAGCGCCGCATGGTGGAGACCGCCGCGCTGCCTTCGCTCGACATGTCCCCGTACCGGGGCAATGTCGTATCCGCCGCCGAGCATCGCGGGAATACTATCGACTCCATCGAAGACCTGATGTACTCTTCCGAGAGGCGACGCTAGTGCGAACACGCGGTTCTATAGAGCCGGTAATTTACTTTTACAATTATCGCGACCCCGCGCACCCCGAAGGCTACCTGATGCTCGCGCCCTACACCTCCTACCCGACTCCTCCCGGCTACGAGCGCCGCGAGGCCCGCACGCTCCCCGAAGTGGACAAAATGTACGAAGTCCTCGTGCGCCAAGAACGCCTCCAGTGGGAGCGCGAATACTTCCGCGAGGAGGCCACCTTCGGCAAGCGCCAGCAGGACCTGCGCGACCGCCTCTACGCTCGCATGACCAGTGGCAGCACCGGCGAGTACGAGAAAGACTTCATTAAATCGTGGCTGGAGTTGCGGAACGAAAAGAAGCGCCAGAAGTACGCGGACATCTTCGAGCACCGGCATCTATTCTTGTCCGCGCGGGAGAACGATATTCCTAAGGGTCGCAACGCTGACGAGGAAAAAGTAAACCTCGATAGGATTGGCTAAATGGCCATGAAGCCAATGCATGGAGTAGAGAAGATAATGGGGCGAACCGTGTGTGCTATGGAATCGGGTCCGTTGGATGATGATCTTGGCACAATTCAATTAAGGATTACCTTTGATGACGGAGCGGTGTTTTGTTATCAGGTACAGACAAAGCCGGATGCGGAGGTAGACGGTAAGAAGTTAGATTTATCGGCGCTTACGCTCTGGGGTGTAAGGGAAGCCAATGCCTGAAGGCGGCGACTACCAGCCCCCAGTCTACCGTGAGTGGCAGGTGCCTCCAGCCGCCGCCGCCGAAAGCATTAAGGTAGGATGGTTGAATGAAAGTACGGGCGAGGGGATGGCATGGCTAAAATCCCAGCGCGGCTACTCCGACTTCCGCAAATCCCTCGACGTTCTCTCCGGTCGCGACGGCGGACGCCCTCCCGCCGAATATCGCAGTAAATTAAATCCCAACCCCCTGAAGCGCAACATCCGCGAGATCGTCGGCACGCTCGCCAAGCTCCGCCCGTTCTGGGGCTACCACTCGGATAATAAGGCGTATGCCTCTTGCGCCGAGATGATGAACAAAGTCACTCGTGCGTGGTATCTCGAAGTGATGGCCGACCGCTCCATCAAAGAAGCCCTGTGCTGGGCCGCCGCCACCAACCGTGGCTGGGTCTGTCCGGTCTACACGCGCGAACTCGTGGGCACCGGCGCGGGCAACATCATCCTCGAATCCTACGGCTCCGAATCCGTCCTGCCCGTGCAACTCCCCGCCTCCGGCAATTGGCAGAACGCCTACGCCGTGACCATCCTCAAAGAGATGCCCGTGTTCATGGCTCACGGCATGTTCCCCGCCTTCCAGGATCGCCTGCGCCCGACGAACTCGCGCTACTGGTATATGAACGATGGCGTGCGCCGTGCCTCGCAAGGCAACATTCTCCAGCGCATCTTCGGTCGCGGCCCGACGCGCTCGGACTCTCAACTCATGTCGGATTTGCTTATCCCGATCCGCTACACTTACGTGATCGACCTCACCATCAACAGAACAGGCCGCGAGATTCCCATGGGTGAACCCGGAGCGTCTTGGTCCTACACCGTACCCTACGTCGGCCAACTCATCCCCAAAGGTACTGATCCTACCTCCGGCCAGCCTCGCATGGAGCGCGCCAACGAAACCGATGCTCGCCTCTACCCTTACCGCCGCCTCCTGATCTCCACCGACACTGTATGCCTGTACGACGGCCCCGGCTTCGACTGGCATGGCAAATTCCCCGGCGTCTCCTTCTGCCTCGACGAATGGCCGTGGGAACCGCTGGGATTCTCACTAGTCCATGACGGCTACGAGATTAACGAAGCTATCAAGCAACTCTACCGAGGCAACATGGACAAAGCTGCCGCGATGCTGGATATGTCGCTCGCCTTCGACTCGAACGCCGTGTCGTCTCGCGAAGCCAAAGCCTTCGACCCCATGCAGCCCCGTGGGCGCATCGCCTACGACGGCCAAGCCCTCGAAGGCCAGCCATTTCAGCCTGTGGTCCCGCCTGAAGTCCTTAAGATCGACCCCGGCACCGTAGAGTTCGCCGAGACTCTCGAACAGAAGCTCTCCGCGCAGCAAGCCCTGAACGAAGTCATGGCCCTCGCCAAGATGCGCGCGGTCGGCTCGATGGACGACATCGAAAAGATCGCCGAGATGATGGGACCCATCGTCGAGGACATGTCGCGCTCGATGGAGCCCCCCATGCGCGACCTTGGCGTCATGGTGAAATATAACGTCCTGCAATACTTCACCACCGCGCGGGTGATGCAGTATGTCGGTGCGGACAACGTGTCCCAGGAAATATTCGACTACAATCCGGCGTCGCTTGTCCCTTCGCATATCCCTGGCGAGAACGTGGACCAGCCCTCGCCGACCAACGCCGCCAAGCGCGCTCGCATCTTCGCCGACAACCTGCGATTCTTTATCCTGCCGAACTCTATGCACGAAATTACGCAGATGGCCATGAAGCTCGGCCTTATCCAATTGAAGAAGTCCGGCGTGATGATCGACTCACAGACCATCGCCGAGGCGTGGTCAGTACCGAACTACGGGAGCATCGACGGCAACACGGTGATCGAACGCTGGCAGGCCGAGCAGGAGATGCAAATCCAGTTCGCCGCGCGCATGAAACAAGAGGCCGAGGGCTTGGGTCTGACTCCTCCGGGTGGTGCGGCTCCTGGCAAGCAGCCTGAGGGACGGCCCAATGCGAACACTTCCGCGCCACAGTTGAAGTCGAAGGACAACGGTGCGCGCAGCACGATCACAACATCTAAATGAGCACTTTCGCCACCCCAGTCCAAGAAAATAACCACGCCGTCCGCGAGCGCATCTACTCGCCCGCCGAGTTCGAGCGTGTCCTCCTGATGGTCCACGAATCCCGCCTCACCGGCCAAGTGATCCTCGACTGCGCCCAGGGCGGCGTCTGTAACATCCGGGTCCGCGAAGAACAAAAGTTAACCCCTCCGTAATAATTTCGCTTGACAGACATCCCATCCTTAAGCGTATTCTCGCTCTCGACGGGAATCTGGAGATTCGCGACTGTTCGTCGCAGAAGATCGAAAGGCCCGCTCTCTTAACCGAGGGCGGGCTTTTTTATTTCTAAGTACGAAGTCAAATCTGAGATGGGAGGGCCAATCGAAATGTTGAAGGGTGAACGGCAGGCAACTGCTGATCGGCGCAAAAAGCACAAGAAATAGTCCGTCCCTAAGCCGGAAACGAGCGTCTCCCGAATCGAGACGGTCCCCGACCTAGGGTCATACCGGAATAGGGACGAGGCTCACGCGGCATCGTCCCTTCCAATCTTATAGATGGACAGAAAGGATATCCCCGATGGCGTACGGAATGACAGGCACCCGAGGCAAGGGCGCGGGCCGAATCCAGAACATGGCTAAGCTCGGCGGACCACGGCGTAAGCTCGCGCTCAAGACCGATGTGCGCGAAGAGAATCTGGTCCACAGCAATTTCAAACGCGCTCATAAGTCCGGCCCGCACAAGAAAGTTTGATGCCCGATGGCGACAGCCTCAAGCGCACTGACTCCCCCGCCGGGGATGGACGACCAGTCGCAGCAGAACCCTACGTCCCCCGCTGCTGCTTCTCCGGCCCCGCCGGAACCTGCTCAGGGAATGCAGGCCGGGACGCAAATGGTCATTGGAGTCGTATCTGGGCTGCGCGCTATCGCCAAGGCATTTCCCGCGACCGCGCCAGACATCGCTCAAATCAACGATCTGATGCGGCAAGTCATGGCCAAGATGATGAGTAGCCAGCAGACCGGCGAGCCCGCCGCGCCGCCGCAGGGAGGATGAAAATGGAATTTGCAGAATATCTGAAATCGCAAGGCGCGTCGCCGGAAGACATCAAGGCACTGACCGAGGGCTCCTTCTCAGGCGTCGCTCGCAAAGCCTTCGAGAAGCTCCAGTCCGACGCCGCCGAAGCCACGCGCAAGGGCGTCGAGGCTGAAGCCAATGCCGCCAAGTACAAAGAGGACGCCGAGAAATGGTTCAACGAAAAGGCCGTCCCCGAGTACAACCGCATGGAGCGTGAATCGACTCTCGCGAAGGCCAATGAGGCTCGCATTGTCGCAGCGGTTCTTGCATCGCAGGATGAAGGACTGAAGGAGATCGCCAAACAGATGGGCTATCCCACAAACGGCAGTCCAAATCCGAACCCGAATCCCAATCCGAATCCCGCGCTGCCTGCTGGCTTTGATCCTGCCAAGTTCGTCACCATGGACACCCTGAACCCTTTGATGGATCGCGTGGGCGAAAACCTCGCGACGCTCGAAGACATGGTGTCCGAGCACGTGCAACTCTTCCCCAGCGTGCGGCTGAGCGTGCGCGAACTCCGCAAGGAAGCCCTCGCCGCGAAGAAAAACGTCTACGAATACTGGGAGCAAAAGTATAAGGTTCCCGACGCGCGCACCGCCGCTGAAGCCGCGCGACAAAAGGCTCACGACGATTTGCTCATCAAGCAAGGTGCTGACGCCGAGCGCGAGCGCATGACCTCGCTCTACGGCAACCCAGAGACTCGCCCCCTAGCGACCTCCACCTCCCCCTTCGCCACACGCAAAGAAACTGGGCGTGACAAGCAGCCTTGGGAGGCCGGGGAGTCGAATCTCGAACGGGATCGCGTGTCGCGGGCGACCAAGCATGTTGTGGAGATTGCCTCGAAGACGGCTTAGCAACGTACGACTCAAACTGGAGGACGGCAATGTCTGACAAATTCGGATACATGGTGCGAAGGATCAGCACTCGCGTCGTTATCGACATGGAGTCGATGGAAGTCATTGAGCGCGAGTCGTACCTGTATCAAGGTCCGATGGAGTTGTGCCTCGATCCAACGTTCGACCAGATCAGTGCGACAACTCTTGCCGACCTTAGAGAAGATATACTTTATGATAATTTTTTTGTGGACACCGCATGGCAGCGCAAGATGCGCGTCTCCGGTGCTCTCGACGAGTTCCTCGGCGGCACCATCATGCAGACCCCGTTCATGTATGACCGTGTGAACGGCGGAGCCATCGCCCCTGGCTCGGACATCACCGTCCTGCAAAAACAAATCATCGCTGCGACCGCCTTCGTGCCCAAGGAGTACATCGAGCAGGTCCCCTTGAACCTGTTCCAGACCAACGTGATTCAAGGCTCCGGCCCCGCCGTGAAGGTCAAGCTCGTCGATACCTACATGGCCAACGCGGTCCAAGCCTTGAATACGGACATCGCCATCGACTTCTACCGCCACGGGCAAAATATCTCCGGCTCCAACCGGACCATCTTCCTCAACGGCCTCACCGAAGCCCTAAACGACGGCATCAACCCGTCGTGGGATGGCAACGTCTTCCCGACCTACGGCGGACAGAATCGCAACGGTGCCGTGACTGTGACCCTGAACTCCGTGCCTGTGTGGTGCGGAGACCAAGCCGGTAACACTGGCCAAGTGACTTACAAAGTTCTCGTCGAACTCTATCTGAACTGCGTGCAGCGCCCGGACATTGGCCTGTGCAACAAGGCCCTCTACGCCTACCTGCTCGAACGCCAAGAGCCCAAGCAGCGGTTCGAGACGCAGCAGGACGTGTCCATCGGCATGTCGGGCCTGAAGCTCCTCGACGCGATGATCTTCGAGGACAAGCTCGCACCCTCGACTAAGTATGGCGCGCTGCTGCCTGCTGGCCTGTCGCAGACGACCTCCATCGCGCCCGCCGCGTTCACCACGCCGACCCTCACGACCGCGCAGCGCAAGATCAGCAATTTCCCGTCGGCGACTTCCGTGAACCCCGGCGAGCCGTTCTTCTGGCTGCGCGTCAAGGGCTGGAAGATTCGCCCCTCGGCGGACCCGGAGTATAATTTCAATTTCACTCCGCCGATTCGCTCGCAGACGAACGCGGACCTCATTGTTATGTTCCTAAAAGCAGCGCTGAATATTTACTGTACGTCGCCTCGGGACAACGGCCAGCTAATCGGCGCAGGATTCTAAAAGGAGAACTCGGATGAAGATTTACAAAAAGCTAATAATTGACATCGAGTCTTCCGAGATTCTATTCGAGGACTCCTTCCAGTACGACGGTCCGGTCGAGTTGGCCGCTGGCGGAATGCTGACGAAGCAGGCGGACCAGTTGACCGCGCGATTCCTGAACGACGTGAACGACACCGTAGCGGGCGGCGCAATCGTCTCCCTCCCCGCCGGAGTCACCGGCCCACAGGTCTCCGCGACCCGTCCGGGTGACCGCATCGTGCTCGACGACGCCTCGGCGCTCGCGGTCTCTGACACTGCCGTCGGCACCCTGAACGGCGGCGTCTACGCCTACACGGGTACGCTCGCGAGTTCCACCGCCAACCCGCAGATCGGCTGCGTGGCCTTTTTCCGCTCGGTGGACGTGGGCAACCAAACCGGCGTGACCTCGAACTATCAAGTCACCGCCGACGTTCAGCCGATCTCCTCGGTGCCGACCTACATCGCGGGCGTGTTCATCAATAACATCACCAAAGGCAACTGGGGCTGGATTCAGGTCGCTGGTCTTGCGCAAGTCCTGTTCGAGTCCTCGCTGACCGCCGCCGCCGCTGGCAACGTCGTTACCGCCAAGGTCGGCCCTACGACCTCCGGGTCCGCCGATGTGGGCGTCTCTGTCGCGTCGCCTGTAACCCTCGCGGCCCTGCTCGGCGTGGCAGTCGGCTTGCCTGTGACTAGCACCATGTCGTCGGTGATGCTGACTCGCGGCAACTTCTGCGGGCGCATCTGATCTAAGGGAGCCTTGATGGCATTCGCGGCAGGCAACACAATCGTCTCGACCATTCCGGTCGGCCCGCGCACCGTGGTGACGTTCGATCACATTGGCCCCGCGAACTACTCACAAGCCGTTGGAGATGTCATCAATGCTGCCGACTTGGGCTTCGGAGGATTCGAGTTCGTGGACATCACGGCGGACACGACCACACAGTTCGAGGCGTTCCCGGAGTTCAGCACAGGAGGCAATGGTAATGCTGTGCCATCCATCGAGATTTCGTGGTTCTCGCTTCTGACGGCTAGTATCGGCGGACAGTCTCAGGTTCTAGGAACCGAAGCAGCGAATGGCACTAACCTATCCACCTTCAGCATCCGCCTGCAAGCGTGGATGGTCTAGGAGACTCCGATGGCGACACGACCACTACCCGGCTATCCGTGCCCGAACGAAAAGGGCGGCTACGACTGGATTGGCGACGTTGACGGGCCGTCTAGCTATAACAACACGGGTACCTTCAACACCTCTGGCCAGCAGATCAACGCTGGAGACTTCGGCATGGGCGGATTCGAGATCGTGGATATCCCCGCGCTCAGCAGCGATGGCATCAACGAAGTCCTCGTGGTGCTCGGCGCGACCACCGCAGGCGCAACCGGCCTGTCGCCCTCTCCGCCAGCAGGCAACAGCGCGCCAGCCGAAACCACTGCAGTCCTGCACTGGTACACGGCCATCCGAGGCGTGGGCTCGAACCCTAGCGAAGTCGCTAACGGCACCAACCTGAGCGCGAAGTCAGTCCGGCTGCGTATCACCTTCACCTAGAAATTAAAGGAGAATAGTTCCATGCCTATTCAGGGTCTAAAGCACAGCAAGTCCGCCGGTCACTACGCCGGACACGAAGTCGAGCCTGCGCAGCCGCATGGCCCGAAGCAGGGCGGCAGGCACCCCATCTCGCACAGCCACTCCGCGCACCCCAAGCACGCCCGCAAGCTGACCGGACGCAAGGTCTTCGGCGGCAGGAAGTAGCGGCAGCGGGGCTGGAGGTGCGTCATCGGGCTGGCAGATTTACAAGCAGAGCTACGGGGCTCCGTCCCTAAGATTCCCTTCAGTTACACAAAAACCCTTATAAACAGGGCCTATCGTGAGATTCGTGAGGCCCACCTGTGGTCGTTCAACCTCTTTGAATCCGCTTGGATAACTCCGCCTCTAGTGAACGCTGGCACCGTTGCCTTCACGCAGGGCCTAAACACAGCGACCTTCGATGCCACGGCCATCGCTGCTATCAACACCGCATCTACTCCCTATTCGCTCGTGACCCAGCGCCAGTTCCGGCCTAACACTCCCGGCGGCGTCGCGGCGATCTACAACATTATCGCCTACGATCAGGTCGCTGGCATCGCCACGATGGACCGCCCCATCGCCGACCCCGGCGGCACTGGGCTCTCCTATCAAATCTACCAACTCTATTACACGCCGCCAATGCTCGACTTTCTGACATGGCTAGACATCCGCAATATGCAAATGTTCCTCTCGCTGAACCTGCTCCGCAACCGCGCTTGGATTGACGAGCACGACCCGCAGCGATCCTTCTACCTGTTCCCTACGCACGCGGTCCCCTATGGCATCGACCTGCGCGGCGCTGGCACCGTGAATGCCTCCGCTACTCTTGGCTTCCCGATGTTTGAACTCTGGGGCCAACCCACCAATAATTTCGTCTACACTTGCTATGGCATCCGCCGGGGCGTGGACCTCGTGAATCCCACCGACACCTTGCCAATCCAACTCGCCGACGATCTCGTGCTTACAAAAGCCCGCGAATACGCCTACGAATGGGCCGAGTCCAACAAGGACATGTCTCCGCGCTCTAGTGGCCCTGATTTCCGCTTCCTGATGGGGAAGGCCCACGACGATTATAATAAACTCTTGACGAAGTACCGTAAGCAGGATAAAGAACTCGTAGATAATTACTGTCATATTCACCGGCTGGACATCGGCGCAATTGGCCACTGGTATTATTCGACGATCAGTTCAACAGCAGGGACAGGCGGTTAGCGATGGCTGAACACGTACTAGTGCCCTACAAGCTGGACCCCCACGAGTCCCCCGGAGACCTGCTCCAGCAGCCGATGTCCCGGCAGCAATCCGCTGATATCCTCGCGGCGTTCCCGAATGGTCCGCAGCGCCAAGACTCTCTCGAATGGACCAACTATGCCTCCGCACTGTACGTCTGCGACCGGGACGCCGAAGCCCTCGTCGCTGCCGAGCACGCGGTCTCGCTGAATCGCGGCTCGACCGAACTCTTCAACTTAGGTCTCATCCTCGAAGGCTATGGTCGCTTCGTGGACGCGCTGGTGCTCTACGCCGAGGCCAATCGTACCGACCCAGGGAGCATCTTCGCGGGCGGGGCCTACAGCGACGCGCTCATCCGCCTCGGACGCTGGGACGTGGGCTGGCCTTACTACGCCCTCTACCACTCCCACTTGACCACTCGCCAAGTCAGCCGCTTGGCCGAAGTAGCGAACCGCCGCATCCTTGTGATCTGCACCGCTGGTGCCGGGGACAACATCTACCACCTGCGCTGGCTCCAGCACTTTCGCAAGGCCGGATGCTATATCACTATGAAAGGCCCCGCGACGCTGCTCGCGATGCTCGAAGGCCATCCGTGGATCGACGAGCTTCTACCGGAGCCGCACGACAATAAATCCATCCTATGGCATTGCGACGGTCCTCGGTCGCACTCCAGCAAACTAGGCCAGCGCATCAACCTTAACGATTTCGACTTCCGTATCTCCACTACCTCGCTCGCCGCGTGCGTGGCTCCCGAACTGGACCCCTCCATCTGGCCGGGGCCATACATCGACGGCAGAGCCTCATGGTGGAAAAGGAGCATCCATAGCAGGCGTCCGCGCGTCGGCCTGTGCTGGAAGGCCGGGGAGAAGCTCTTCCCCCGTGCGCACCGCACCCTGCATCCGAAGCAAGTTGCCCGCATTGTGGCCACTCTGCCTAGCGTCGAATGGATCAGCCTTGTAGTGGATGAGCCTTCCCCTACAGGCGTCCAGCCGAACAACATCCGCAACTGGGCTGACACCGCGCGGCTTATATCGTCCTGCGACCTTATCGTCTCGGTGGACACCGGAGTCGCGCATCTCGCGGGAGCCCTCGGCAAGCCAGTCCACATCGTCCTCCCCGGCGCGTCCCCGTGGCCTTACATGCTCGGCGACGCTTACAAACTCGCCTACCCCTCGATGCGAGCCTATCGCAACCGAGGCCCGGTCATTGGCTCTGCACTCGACGATCTCATCAGGGAGCTTCGATATGCTTTGTAGATCATGCGGCGCGGCAACCACTCCCGTTCTATCCCTTGGCGAGATGCCCTTGGCCAACCATCTTCTCTCGCACCCAATGCACCCCTGTGCCCGCTACCCTCTGGACCTAGAGTTCTGCCCGGAGTGTAAACTAGGCCAACTCGCAGAGATAGTCCAGCCGCCGCTGATGTTCACTGACTACCCTTACTATTCCAGCGTATCCGCGCCGACGGTCACAGCCGCGAATGACTTGGCCCTAGATGTATGCTCGCAACTCGGCACTGGCAAGCTCGACAAGGAATCTCTCGTCGTAGAAGTAGGCTCGAACGACGGCTACCTGCTCTCCGCCTACAAGAACTACGGCATTCCCGTGCTGGGTATCGACCCCGCTTCCGGCCCCGCGAACGCCGCTGCTCTCAAAGGCATCCCCACAGTGCAAGACTTCTTCGGCCTGAGCCTCGCCAAGCGCATGCCCAAGGCTGACGTGATCCACGCACACAACGTTCTCGCGCACGTCCCGGACCTTAACGATTTCGTGGCAGGGATCGCGGAGATGCTCAAGCCGGATGGGATGGTCGTCGTGGAGGCCCCCTATCTCGGCGACCTCGTGGACAAGTGTGCCTTCGACACGATCTACGCGGAACATGATTACTATTTCTCGGTGACGGCGGCGATGCAGCTATTTCTACGTCATGGAATGCTGATGAACTCAGCGAAGAGAATCCCCGCGCATGGCGGCTCATTGCGCCTATGTTTCTCAAAGAAACTCGTAACCGGCATGACGTGGCCCAAGGAGTCCTTCGACTTCTCCGAGATGGCCGGTCGTATGAAGTCTATCGCCTGCGGCCTCCAGGACTTCCTCGTGTACGCTCACAGCCGTCACAAGCGCGTGTGGGGCTTTGGTGCCGCCGCGAAGGCAACCGTCATGCTGAACTACTGTGGCATCGACACCACGCTCATCGAATCCATCGCCGACGGCACTCCCGCAAAGATCGGCAAATATATCCCCGGCACGGGAATCCGCATCGCGCATCCGCAGGACTGGCTTGAGGCGCAGCCGGACTACACCTGTATCTTCGCGTGGAATTATGCCAATGAGATTTGCCATCGCTACGCCAAGGACTATCGCGGGATAATGTTTACACCATATATTACCCCGAGCGTGGAGGTAAGCGCGTGAACGTCGGCGGTCCACTGGCTGGAGTCGTATTCGTCTCAACTGGCGGCTACAAAATGATGCGTGCGCTGCGCTCGTTCCGGCGTGCAGAACCTTCGTTGCGGGTGCATATCGCCCTCGCTACTTCTAGCCGCGTGTGGGACCAGAACAACGCTGCCGTACCATTCACTGAATTTGAGAAGCAGCCGGGAGTCCTTACACGCCAGATCAGCAGCAACGGTTATATCAACGGGTGCTTCAACGAGGCCGTCAAGTGGATGCGTGAGTACGACTATACGCACGTGTGCTGTCTACACGACGACACGGTGTTCTCGCCACTGCCCGACCCCGAACCATTGTCACAGTGGCTGGAATACGCGGCAGACTGCGTAGGCGTAGACAGTTCTGGCTGGACGCTTAGCTCTATGGAAGCTCTCGTTCATCCGCCCCCTGAGAACTCCGGCTATTGGCACCGCCCGCCCGAGTTCTGGGACTCGCGCGATCTTGAATCCCCCGAAGTATGGCAGCGCATGTGCCCCGGCGGTCGCTCGGCGATGTACTTTGGCTCGGAAGGCTCAGCCGATGGCGTCTCGCTCGGCGACTGGTTCGTCAAATACTTCGCTACCGAGCACATCGCGACAATCTCGCGCCTCGGCCCTTGCGGATTCATTATCCCCGTCGCAACGTGGGAAGCCGTCGGAGGCTTCGGCGAGACCGAGGGCATCTTCTACGACATGGAGTACCCGGTCCTGTGCGCGCTGCGCGGACTCCCGCCCGTGAAGGTAATCCCCAATACGCCGTTCCTCCATATTCATTGCCAGTCCACTATCGGCGACCCGGCGGTAGGCATCTGGGAGCACGACTTTGAGTCGTTCAAGTCAAAGTACGGCGGCAGAGATCCCGGAACAGTCCTGCGCGAATTGCCAAGCGGGGGAGGATATTGATGGCGTTCCCGGACGTGTCGGAGGTCCTGCGCGGCGATGCGCTGCTCGCGGAGGACTTGGTCTGGACGAAGCAGATCGGCGAGAAGGAGCGGCTTGCGGAGGACCTATGCAACGCTCCATTTCGCACCGTTTTAGAGATCGGCTGTGGGACTGGCCTCTACGCAAGGATTCTACAGGACGCCTTCTCGATAGTCCCTATAGTTTACTTAGGCATAGACAGCAACCCGGAAGCGTTGGATATGGCTAAGGCTCGGAACCCTAGTACGCGATTCCTCCAGCGTGATTTTAGAGACTACGACTCGAAGATGACGTGGGACCTCGTCTGCGCTCACGCCTTCCTGAAGCACTTCAGCGCCGACGAATGGCCGCCACTGTTCGCTAAGTTCCTCTCCCTTGGACGCATCGCACAGTTCGACATGCAGACCGCTGCCGAGACTTTCAACAATGGCTCCCTGACCTTCGGCAACAACCTGTGGGTCGCGGAGTCGCTGTTCTCTGCATCGCTCGCCGAGGCAGGCCATGTAATCAAATCCTCGCGCATCGCATGGCAGCAGGACGACCGCAAGGCGACCATCTACTTGACGGAGAAGTGCGATGCTGCCTGAGTTCATGCAAGCACCCTGTGGTCAGCGCGAGCCCGAGTTTATGGCGTGGGCCGCGCTCGTGCGCGCCTACGACTGCCAGTCCTACGTCGAACTGGGCACTGGCCATGCGGACTACATAACCAAGCTAGGCGTCCCATCCGTGATTGCCGTGGACATCAACAATGACGAAGGCCGTGTGAACCACAACGGCGTCCGCTACGTTCGCGGCGACTCCCACGACCCGCGCACCCTCGACCGCGTGCTGCATCTGCTCGGCGATCTCCCCGACGTCGTCTTCATCGACGCCGACCACGATGGCGACGCGCCGCGCCTTGACTTCGACCTCTGGTATCCGGTCGCGCAGAAGCTTGTCGGCTTCCACGACATTCTCATCCCGAATATCGAGCTTAATATCTGGCCGCAGATCGCGCTCGCGCACCCGTCGGCGAAGATCATCGCCTGCGACCGGGCGTCCGCGCTCGCGTGGCAAGGCCCCGGCGCGCCGCAGGACGGCGTGCTCTCGGGCGGTGGGATTGGAGTCGTGTTTAAGTGAGACTGACTGAGCTAGAGCCACGGTGTATTCGTTATGAAACTAGGGTAGAGAAGCGTACGTTCTGCTTAGGAGATGTGGCTACATGGAAGGACGGAGACCCGACTGAGGAGCGCGTTGTCCCGGTACGTTATGAGATTAGGGTGGACTCCTTCAGCGAGGCGCAAGGAATTGTGTTCTTATGTCCACTGTGCTTTGCTAAGAATAGCGGATCAGTAGGCACGCACTGGTGCTCTGTGTCATTTGCGGAGCGAGGTGTTAGTTCTGACGAAGGGACCCACAACTCTGAGGGTAGTCCTGTTCGTTGGAACGTCAGTGGAGATAGCTTCGACAATTTGTCTACGACTCCTTCGATACTGCTTCAGGGTGGCTGTAACTGGCATGGCTATATAACCAACGGCGAGGTCCAATGACGACGACCATCCCCTACACCGACCTCTGCTCGCTCGCCGACAAGCACGGCACCGACAAGCGCCCCGAGCCGAAGGGCCACGGCTATACCCACTATTATCACTCGCTGTTCGGCGAGCGCCGCGACAAGGTGCGAAAGGTCCTAGAAATCGGCATCGACGTGGGCGCGTCGCTGCGGATGTGGGAGGAGTATTTCCCCAACGCTAAAATCTACGCGCTGGACGCCGACCCTGCGCGATTCATCAATAAAGGACGAGTCCGATCCTTCCAGTGCGATCAGGGGAATATAGAGTCTATCCGAGGAGTTAAATTTTGGCTAGATAGGAACTTCGACTTCATCATCGACGACGGCTCGCATGTCTCCGGGCATCAAGTTGCCTCTGCGTTAGAACTCGTGCCGCTATTGGCTCCTGGTGGAATCTACGTTATCGAAGACGTTCCGCACCCAGCCGAAGTGACCTCGCAACTCCCTTTCCCCTGCGAGGTCCACGAGTTCGACATTCGCCGCGACCCCTACAGCCGACTGGTGGTCATCCATGGCCGCTAGTCCTGCCATCGTCCGTCCCATTGACACCGCGAGCGACGCCGCCGCCTCGATCAATCGCATCTATCGAACCCTCGCCTACGACCATCGGCCTTACCTTGACCCTCACGACGAAGCCTTCGCAGCCAAGAACACCGACGACTACAGGAGACGTTATGCCTGTTTCAAATACGCAGTTGCTAAAGTCCTACGCCCGCAAACCATCATCGAGATCGGCGTTGGCTCTGGCGTTTCGGCCCTCGCATTTCTACACGCTCGCCCTAATCTTCGCTATGTTGGCCTCGACATCGGCGAGTGGGACACGCGGCTCGGCAAGCCGTTCCTGCAAACCATGAGTGCGAAGCTCTCGGCGCTACGGTTCGATTACCAGATCATCGAAGGCGACAGCCAGCAGGTGAATAAACTGCCGGAGTGCGACCTCGTGCACATCGACGGCAACCATTCCTCCGAGGCCGTCTACCACGATATGTTGTCCGCGTGGGCCAGCGGTGCGAAATGGATTCTCTGCGACGATGCCTGCGACCCGGCGGTGGGGGCGGGGATATTTCGTGCCTTACAAGTCGGCCTCGACCGAGGGAGCGTGGACTGGGCGTACTTCCCTGATACGTGGGCGGGAGATATTCTGATTCGCACGGACCATAGGAGAGAAGAGTGAAATTCCTACTCCCACAAGGAATCGGCGATAGTGTCTGGGCGATTCACAAGGTGCAGTCTATCGCGGCTAAGCTAGGCGATGGACGCATCGACATTCTTCTATCTGGTGGGACACATCAGATCGAAACCCGTGCACTAGACTTCGTGCGCCGATTCTCCTTCGTAGACTCAGCAGAGATGCGCCCTTATTCAGTACATCCTAAAGTCCCCGTGTCTCCTGAGGGCCAATATAATTACATCCAGGATGGCATGTACGACTTCCCCGACAACACCGGCTGGCGCGTCGAGCGTTGCTGCGCGCTAATGCCTAACGGACCACTCGAACGTGGTATCCGCCTTGAAGATTGGCTACCGCAATATGAGATCAACTGGGACATCTGGAAGGACTTTCGCATCTCCTCCGAGGAGACTCGCTTCGCCATCGACCTCCACGCGGCCATTGGTGACTATGCCGTGTTCTATCTCGGCCCGCTCACTGGCAACACCATCGACGGCCACAATCGCGGCCCGCTATGGACTCCGCAGGACTGGCTAGCACTCGGACGCCACGTCCACCAGCACTGCGGCCTTAAAATCGTGGTCGTTGGTGCACCCTACGACGCTTCCTATTTCGACACGATGATCGGCCCGCAACTGAATGGCGACACGCCCTTCTGGATCAACCTAATTGGCAAGACCTCCATCGGCCAACTCTACGCCGTGACCTCCCGAGCGCGATTCGTGCTCTCCTATCAATCCGGCGTGGGCATCGTCTCGACCTATCTCGGCACACCCACAGGCATCTTCTGGCGTCCACGCGGCGACTCCATCAGCCCGTCGCGCTACCTGTCTTTCGAGGAGCGTATGGCCTCGGCGTGGGTGCCCCCGAGCGTCCTCCAGTCCGGGAGACATCTGCCGCTGATATACGGTAGGCATGGACTAGCTTATATTAAGAAGGAGATCGACGCGCACGGGTGGAATAGAAAGAGAGCATGGGGCGACATATGAGACGGCTGCTCTGTATAGCACTATGGGTGCTCGTCGCGCTCGTAGTCCCATCGGTCGCGATGGCGAACCAATCCGTGACTGGCTGGTGCGAGACTGGAGCCATCGCCGTAGTCACCTCTGGCTTGCAGAGCAGCAATCAAGTCCAAGGCTCCTTCCCACAGTGCCAAGTGGAGGTCTTGGTCCATGGCGGAGGCATCGCGACCATCTTCGCAGATAACCTCAACACGCCTCTCGCAAATCCGTTTCTCGCAAACACTATCGGGCAATTTTCATTCTATGGAAATAATGGGCGCTACGATATCGTCCTATCAGGGGGCGGGAATGGGGGACTGCCTTCCCCCGTGACCATCTCCGACGTTCTTCTGAACGACCCCTTCCAAGAGATTAGTTCTCTCTGCACCGTGGCCTTCACGCCCACGCCGACCTTTACGGCGAATCTGTGCTCGATATTCTCAATGACGCTCACTGGCAACGTAACCTCCAGCGGTATCTCCGGCGCACTCACTGGACAGGTTATCTCGTTCAATATCACAAATTGCATGGGGAGCCCCTGTACGCTTGCATGGCCGTCGAACTTCTTTAATCCTCCATTGCTGACACCTATCGCGGGAGCCTCCGAACAATTCACCTTCGCGCTGCTCGCCGATGGCAACTGGCACTCTATGAGCGTCGGCGAGTCCATGGTCTTCGACACAGGAGTCAACGGGAACGTCCTGCGCATCAATGGCGTCACGATAAACGCCATCACGGGCACTGGCGCGAACGTACTGGCGACCTCTCCGACCATTATCACCGCGATTCTGACTACTCCAGCCATCAGCAATCCAACGATCACCGGGACCGTCGCGGGAGGGGCGACTTACACCGCGCCGACACTCACCAGCCCGACGATCACCGGCACCGTGGCAGGCGGCGCGAGCTACACCGCGCCCACGCTCACAGGCACAATCGGAGGAGGGGCTACCTACACTAGCATAACGCTGCCGAATCCGACCTCTACGGGCACCGACGTGGGCTCCGAGACTCTCCAGAACAAGGGCCTGATGAGCGCCGCGAACGGGAACAATGTCACGCTCATCTGCCCATTTCAAGGCTCTACTGGAGCGATCACAGGCAATAGCATGGACCAGTTGCTATGGTCATGCGGCATCCCTGCCAACGTGCTTGGCCCAGGTAAGGGCATTCGTCTACGGGGCAACGTACAACATACTACCGGATCAGCCGCGCCTAATTTCAAGCTGTCTATTGGCGGAGTCACCTTCTCGGGTCTTGGTGGCACTGGCTCCACCAATGGCACTCGTTCCACCCTGATATTTGAATTTTTCAACAATGTTGGAGTACAGAACGCGCAGACCGCTGGAGGCTACGGCTTGGACTCTTCTGGAACGTCCACCGCTGGCGTGCTGGGCATGCCTACAACGAACTTCGCCACGGGCGGAACGATCACAATCGGAATCACTTTCAACGCCGCTAACACCAATGCAGTCACCGGGGACAGCTTTTGGGGAGAGTTAATTCAATAGAAGGAGAGGATACGAGAATGGCACGAGAGTTCAACCGTAATCCATGGGAGCACACGGACGAATATATCGACCGGACCTATCCGTCGGGGGTCGCGGGAGCGCGGCCTAAATTAACCACGAGAATCCGCTGTGAGCCTGACTCCGAGCCATTGGAGTCCGGTAGCGAGAGCGACGACCGCATCGCTGAGTTCAATCGTCGGCTACGGGCGGGGCACGGCACCGGCGAACGCTAGATGCCTCTCAGTAAACACTACCAAGGCCACGGGGCCGAGGTCATGGCCTCGATGAAGAAGACTTACGGGGATGAGGACACGGCGAAGCGTGTCTTCTACGCGACTGAGAATAAGCGTAAGAATGAGAAGAAGAAAGGCCGCAAACGCTCAGGCAAATAAATGGCTCTCCCCTTCAATTCATACAACTGGGCGACCTTCGCCTTCGTCAAATCGGAACTTGCCCGCCGACTCTACGACCCCGGCGAGACCTTCTGGACCGACGTAGAACTCGGCATCTATATCGTCGATGCGCTTCGCACTTGGAACGCACTGACCGGCTACTGGCGCGGCGACTTTACCTTCCCATCCCGGCAGGGAGTGACATGGTATGACCTCACTGATGCGACAAATCTCCCGAATACGCTTCGTCCGCTCACGCTACACGATACGGACCTGTACACTCAGTTGCAATATCACCTACTGGAGCCTGTCAGTTGGAATCCTTGGACCGGAGGCTCGACTCAGTTCACTGCCGACGATCTTCTGAATGCGGTGCAGCGGCGGCGAGACGAAATTCTATCCATCTGCGGCTGCACGATTACTCGGAGGGCTATCCCCGCTACTGCCGGACGCATCACGCTGCCCGACACGGTGCTGGACGTGCGGCGCATGGCCTATCTCCCGGCGGCGATCCTCGGCTCACCCTATGGAATTGGCATCTATGGAGCGGGACCTTATAGCTATGGCGCATACGGAGGCCAAAGCGCGTCGGTCATATGGCCCGACGACACTTGGGCCGAGCAATCCTTCAATCGCAACTTCACCTTGCAGCCTGCTGGGACTCCCCAGACCTACCTAATGTCCACACAGCAACCCATCAGCTTCGACGTGGACCGGCCTCCGGGCGGCGCGGGAAGCTACGAGTTGCTGACCTCCGAGGCTGGGCCTGCGCTCAACATCGTCTCTGCTACGACGCTCGCTATCCCAGACGACTGGACGCACGTGGCCAAGTGGGGTGCGCTCGCGGACCTGCTCTCACGGGAATCGCTCTCGCGTGATCCGACAAGAGCAAGTTATTGTGAGCAGCGATACCGGATGGGCCTCAAGATTCTCCTGAACGCCCCGGCGCTCCTTGCAATGCGCTTGGACAACGTGCCCTTGCAGATCGACTCGGTACATGGAGCAGACCTCTACAACACTAGCTGGCAGGCGCTCGCACAGGGCAAGCCTTCGATTGCGCTACACGCGGGGCTGAATATGGTCGCGCTCGCGGCACAGCCGGACGGCGGGACATATTCGCTGACGGCGACGGTGGTGGAGAATGCTCCAATACCAGTCGCGCCGGGAGATTCGGTGCAGGTTGGGCGGGATGATCTCGATGTAGTGCTGGACTACGCGCAGCACGTGGCGTCGTTCAAACAAGGCGGCGAGGAGTTCACGTCCACGGTGCCACTGCTCCAGCGATTCTTAAAGCAAGCGGCGGTTTATAACTCGAAGCTGCTGGAACTCGGGGAATACCAGTCCATGCTGTCGGGCCAGTCGCAGCGCGAAGAACAGATGAACCCACGCGCCACGCCTGCGCTCGCGGAGGCGACACAATAGTATGCCTCCTACCTTCCAGCGTCCAGCGCAGGGATTCAGGTTCTCCTTCGGAGGCATGAAGCTCAACAGTAATCCCGACACCCTGCCACTGGACAAGTACGCTGCCGCCGTGAACATCCGTGCTCTGCTGGACTCTTCCATTCGCACTCGTCCCGGACAGACGCAGAAGTTCGCGACCGGCGGGCATACCATCACCGATCTCTCTTCATACTCGATTCTGTCCACCGATGATGCTCCTCGTTATATCGCACGGGATATTCTGGACTCCATCTGGCTAGACAACGGCGTCGTTGTGGGCGCGCTAGTCGGCGGCGGCGCAAGCCCCGGCGCGTCGATGATTCCCTTCCGGCCTGGACAATCCCCCTCGCCTTACCTTTATATTGCCAACGGCTCCGACTACCAAAAGTTCTCCGCGCCTACCGGAGCCAACATTGTGTCCCAGTCCAAAGTTGGCATCGCGGAGCCGCAGTTCGCGCCGAACGCTGCGCCATCCGCCATGCGCCAAGCGTCCCTCGCGAGCCTCTCGTGGGCGCAGGGCGGCACCGCTGGCGCTCCTAGTTCCACCAATCGCATATCCGACACCGCCGGGACCGTGCTTCCTGACCCGGACAACGCCGCGCTGCTAAGCGTACAGGTCGGCACCTCGCAGGCATATCAGCGGTGGATGTCCATCGCCGCCGCCGCTGGAGGAGGCACCGCCGGGTCGCAGGGACCGCTGACAGCCTCGTTCTCAGTGGACAGTGGCGGTAGTGCAACCCCTTGGACTGGAACCGGCGCGGGCGGGGGGTCGGCGAACCTCCCACAATTTGGTTTTAGCAATGGCCTAAAGATAACCAACTTCGGCTTCTCTACGATTCCAGTAGGAGCGACGATTACAGGCATAAAGGCGGAAGTTCTCCGGCATGCCTCCTCTAATGTTGCTCTTATATCTGATCTCAGTGTCCTTATTATTAAGAATGGAGTCCTCACTGGCAACGATCACTCTCTGGGAGGCTACTGGCCAGCAGTCGATACCTATGCTGTCTATGGAGGCCCTGGAGATACTTGGCACACCTTCTGGACCTATGCGGATATTCAGTCCCCTGGGTTCGGAGTCTCGATTGGAGCCGAGAATAACGCCTCTAGAGGCTCAGCCACCGCAACCGTGACCTCAGTGCGAATGACTGTCTATTATCTCTCGGGTGGAGTGGCCAACACCGCCGTCGTGATCCGCGATGTATTCCCTGCGCTGCCAACAGCCTTCGCCATCGCATCCATCTACTACTTCTCGGGCACTACCGGACATTGCGTGCTCGTGCCCACCACGCTCGCTACCGGCCCTGGCACTGGGGGGCAATCTCTCTACGCCGACAACGTGCTGTCCACGCTGCGCCGGGGAGCACTCATCAAGATAGCGTCCGAGATATGCATCGTGTGGAGCGTAAGCGTCGGGCCGGACGGTACCGTCTCCATTGAGACCTCCACGAACAGCGTCCACACCACGTCCGATACGCTAACCAGTCTGCCGACCATCCAGACCCTCGGGCAGATATTCGCCGCGCAGACACTCTCGGAGGTCTGCATCAGTTATCAAGTTACCGTTGGCATCGGCACGCAGACTGCGACGATCACCAACCCGTTCGTAACTGGAGGGAATCCCTTCCGCCCGGACGACCTCATCTCATTTGGCATCCAAGTGGACGACCTGACTAAGCTTACTGAATTGAAAATCCTATTCGACGTGGGCGATGGGTCATTCACGCATAATTTCTACTACTACACGGTACGACCGTCCGATATCGCCGCCGCAGTGGCCAATTCCGCCACGCAACTCGCCGCCGCGCAGACCATCGACCAGCGGGCCACGATAGACGAAGAGACCATCGCCGCAAGCGGGAATCAACTCCACTCTGCGTCGAGCGCCATGACTGTCGCGGGCGTGGCGCAATGGACGCAGATTGTGTTCTCCATTGGCGAACTGACTCGCGTTGGTGGCGACCAAACTAAGTCGCTTCAGAACGTCAGTAAGGTTCAGTTCCTATGGAACGCCTCCGGGACCATTAACGTATTTCACGACGGTGCCATCAATATCCTCGGCGGGTACGACACAGACACAGGGGACATCGGAGCGCCATACCTGTACCGCGTGCGTCCGCGCTCCAGCGCCACCGGCGCGAGAGGCAACCCCTCCCCCGCGACGCGCTACGGCATCAGTCCTCGGCGCGAACAGGTGACGGTGTACCTGCCCTCGCCTGCCTACGACTCGCAGATCGACACATGGGACATATTCCGCTATGGCGGCTCGGTGACATCCTTCCGGTACATCGGCTCGACGCCATCCTCGAACGCGACCTTTATCGACAATTATTCCGACGACGCTGCCGGTGCGGGCGATGTGCTGGACTTCGACAACTTCGAGCCGTGGCCCTCGGTGGACCTCCCCTTTAGTGCAACCGCGACGAGCGTAGTCGGCACCGTGGCGCTCGTGACGGTACCCTCGCCGACGAACATCCTTGGCTATCTACCGGGCAACCTCGTACAACTCTCAGGCACCAACGTCTATACCCTCCGCAATCGCCCGGTGCTGATCTCTGGGACCACTTATCGCTTAGAGTTCGAAGAGAACGCCGGAACGCAGGCCAGCGTAACCGCCGCAATCTACGAGCCTGAGTTGGCTAACCAGCATCTCCCGTATATGTTCGGCCCGGACGTATCGGGGACAGTGTTCGCGTGTGGAGACCCCTTACGCCCCGGGACGCTCTACTTCGCCAAGAATTATGCGCCGGACTCCGCACCGGATGGCTACAACGTGGAGATCACGCCCCCGAGCGAACCTCTGTTGGGCGGCGAGGTGCTCGACGGGCTCGCGTTCGTGGGGTCGCCCGAACGCTGGTGGGCCTTGTATCCCCAGCCGGACAATCCATCCCAGCGATACAATTTCGTGCAGCAGCCGTTCCCGCGAGGACTGGCTGCGCCGTATGGACATTGCAACGATGGTGTGAGTATGTACTGGTGGGCCAAGGATGGGATTCAGTCGTCCACGAAAGGATCGCTCACTGATGCGGACCTCTACAATTTATTCCCTCACGATGGCGTACCGGGTAAGGCTGTCACCTATGCGGGACTGACATTCACTGCACCGGATTATTCCCGTGCGGGAACATTCAGACTGACTTACTCAAATTATTATCTATACGCTACTTATCAGGATTCCGCAGGGACCTATCGACAACTCGTGTTGGACACTCGGCGCATGGCATGGTGCATAGATTCTTATACTCCCGCTGTGAGCGCGTTTCTACATCCCGCGCAGCCTGCTGGTAGCTTGCTGACGAACACTACGCGCTACGACGAACTCCTGATGGGGACCGTGACTGGCCTAATAGCCATGCAGACCGACAACACGAACGACCTTGGCGGGCCGATTTCCTGTGCGCTGGACACCGCCGAGTTCGATGGCGGCGACTCTCGCGCACCGAAGCAGTGGGGGGATATTTTCCTAGATGTTACGCCGGGTGCGTTCGCGGGAGTATACGTGTTCCCTGTTTCCTTCGGGGTGGCGGTAGCTCCAACCATAAACGTGCCTGCCAGCGCATCACGCCAGCGGTTGCCCTTGGGTGTCGGCGGCGTGGTTGTAAGCGATTTCATGGGCCTCGTGTTTATTTGGACCGACGACTTCACACAGCAGTCTGTACCAACCCAGCTACACATCTGGCATCCCTCGTTCGTCGTCCAGCCTGCCTATACGCAGAACTGGTTCACCTTCGGGACCACCTTCGGAATGGACGGGTTCAAGCATGTCCCGAGGATAATCCTCGCATGGGTGAGCACCGCGCCGATCACACTCACGGTGACGAGCTTCGACGGACAGTCTCCGGCGGCGATTACGATTCCATCGAGTGGTGGGGCGTATAAGAAGCAATTGTTCATGCAGTCGGCCAACAAGGGCCTACTCTATAAATTCTCCGCGACATCGACGGCGAAATTTCAGATTTTCCTTGACGATAGCGAAGTCCACGTCGGGTCGTGGGCGAGGAGCGGCCCGTACTCAATCTTCCATAACTTAGGAGGACAGGACAGTGGCCCAATCTAGCGCCAAGCAATCCCAATCCCGCTGGTACCCCTCGGAGCATCAACTCAAAGACCCCTCCGCGCTGGCCCGCGCCTTCAAGCAGTTGTTAGATCAGCACTATGTCCTACAAGATGCACATTCCGCGTTGCTCGCCAGGGTAAACTCTATGGGAGGTGGGGAGCGTGGGCCGTTCCCGGCGGGGAGCGGGCCGACCGACTCAATGCTCTTGGGCTTACATGTGCTGCCGGTGGACACTTCCAGCTTGGCAGGCGGTGCGGTGCTGACCTACGTTAAAAAGTCGGGCAACTTCCAATTTCTCTGATGGGAGATATAGATGGCCAACTCAGTTCATCTGGACAAACAAGGCCCAGTGTGGCCCCTCGGCCTTATCATCGTGCCCACGCCGGGGACTCCCGTGCGTATCACGAATCTCGTGGACTCCGCCGCGACGAATGCTCCCGAGGCCGTCACCTCCGCGACCTCCGACGAGTACACCTCGCGGGCCTATGCCATCATCTTCCAAGGATTCAAGACTGGGGCCGCGCCGCCGAAGCTCGCCGCGAACACTGGGGTCGTCTATGTGGTCAAGAAGGCACTCGCGGGTGCGGGCGGAGTCAGCGACGTAGGGACGATTATCGCCGCGATCAGAACCGGCGATCCGCCCTTCGTGCTGACGAGTGCGCCCATGAATCGCAACACTTTCAACTTATACGAGTTCTATATCGACGTTGACACTGCGAACGATGGGTGTCTTGTGACAGCCATAATCCAATAGTATGCCCGGACCATCGACACCACTGCTCGGCCTGACAGTCCCCACCGTCGGCGGGGATATAAACGCTTGGGGCGCGGAGCTTAACGCCGACCTCGCTCTGCTCGACGCTCTCGGTGCGGCGCAGGTGCTCATCATCAGTTCCAACACCATCGTTGCGCTCACCCAACCGGTCACGATCATTCTCGCGATCTCCGGCGGGACCGGCGTGACTATTACACTCCCCAATCCCTCCTTCAATAAAGGCCGCATGGTGTGGGTAAAAAAGACCGACACCGGCGTGGGGCCGGTAACGCTCGTCCCCGCGTCCGGCCAGATCGAGGGAGGCAATAATTATCAGTTGGTGAATCGGCTACAGTCGGTAATCCTGGCCCCGGATGCGGTCAACTGGTGGGCCTTCGCGGGACAATGAACATGCGACGATCATGGCTACTGCTACTCGTCATCGCACTGCTAGCGGCTATTCCACTGTCCGCGCAGCAGCGACAATTCTCGACCATTATCTCCGTGCCAGAGCCCTTACCAAATTGCACCCCCGGCGGACTCGCTGCGGAGATGCCGGTGCTGTGGGATGTCACCTCCGCTGGGTTCAAGTTCTGCTCAGGGACGAACACATGGAGCCCTTTCCCTGCCAGCAGCGGTGGCGGCGGGGCGACGATTCAGACCAACGGGACCAGCAATGGATTGCAGAGTATCCTGAACTTTCAGAACGTTGGCGTGTTCTCATGGAGCAATCCCTCTTCCGGCAATGAGCAGCTTAACTTCTCCTCGCAGAGCGCCAATACTTTCATCGCCGCGCCGAACGGCTCCGCTGGAGTGCCCACTGCGCGAGCCATCGTGGCAGCGGACATCCCCGCCGGGACTTCCTGTGGGGCCAACCAATTCACCAACGGGATTCTCGCGGCTTTGGCTCCGTCCTGCACCCAGGTCAATTTCGTCAACTTGGCTGGAACAATCGCTCTCGGACAGACTCCCCTGACCACCAACGGCGATCTCCTATCGGTCAGCACCGGAGCACTCGCACGGGTAGGTTCAGCGGGAGGGCAGGACTTCCTGCTCCAAGGCGCGAACGCCGCCCTCCCCGTGTGGCTTGCCGTGAACAACTGTGGCAGCGCGACCCAAGCCCTGAGCTATTCGACTACCTCGCATGCCTTCGGGTGTCAGACGATCAGCGCGGGCACGGGGACGATCAACAACGCCTCACAGTTCAGCGCGGCGTACTATTCCTCCGCTGGGACTACCAATGTTATCAGTGGCATCGCAGGGCCAACCACGCCGAGCATTCCCTTTATCTTTTGCTCCACGCCATCGGGAGGCGTAGCGACCGCTCCGGCATGGTGTATCCCGGGCGTGCCACTCAATGAGCAGACCTCCGCTAGCTACCCAGTCGTCGCCGGGGACCGCGAGAACCTGGATACGATGAACTTCGCCACTGCGGTCGCGGTATCGCTGCCGCAGGCCGGGAGCGCGGGGTTCACCAACAATTTCAACTTCGCCCTGACGAATATCGGCGCGGGACTTGTGACCGTAACCCCCGGTGCGTCGAGCACTATCAACGGGAACGCCACGCAGATCGTGCCCAAGGGATGGTTCAGCTACATCTATTCGGACTATACGAACTACTTCGCGCTGACCGCACCGGACATCTCGGACTTTCCGAATTGCGCGAATCCCTTGTCGTTTACGGCGGCGACGGGCGTGTTCAATTGCCTCGCCGGGACCAGCGGAGGGATACCGTATTTCTCGGCGGCGAACACGTGGGCGTCCTCGGGGGTGCTGACGGCGAATCTCCCGGTGATTGGCGGCGGTGCTGGCGCATCCCCCTCAGTCGGGACCGTGACGGGCAACACGACCGAGTTTGCCACGTGGACCGGCGCAACGACAGTCTCACGCTGCATCGACACCGATGCCAGCGGCAACCTACATATTACAGCGGCAGATTGCGGAGTCGGGACCACGGTGCCTATCTCGGGACTATTGCCTGCGACCGGGACAAACACCATCGACAACGCCGCATTGGAGCAGATATGGGAGTGGGAGCCTACCTCTGGGACTCCGGGACTATTACTCACCGAGTCCGCCGCAAGCACAGGGGCAGGTCCAATCTTCGGCGTGACAACAATTGCGGGCTCACTGGCTAAGGCAATGGTGATCCAAGGCACGGCACCGGCATCAGTAGCCTCCGCTCCTATAGCTCAGCCTGATTTAGCTGATTTCATTGCAGCCAAGGGCCAAGATGTGACTGGGATGAACACCGTCGGAGGTAATGGACAGGGCTTTAGTTGGACGGTAGGTGCGGCGGGCGCTTCAACAGGGACCGCGAACAGTGCCAGCGTTGGCCCTTGGAACGTGAATTTCGGTGGTATCCCCAACACCACCAAGACGCAATTCTGGGGCCAAGCTAACTTCAACTATGTGTTCCCACAGCCTTGGTCTTCGCAGGTATTCTCTTACACTGGCAATACGAACTCCGGCGTGGGCGCGTCATCCGGGGCTGGCTTGTTTCTGAGCAACACGTCAGCGGCAAATATTGGAAGCGTTCCGAACAATGGTCCGCCTCTATTTGGAACGTGGTCGCATTTGGACATCGGTGGTGTGGATACAAATGTCTCTACTCTGCTGAGCTTGGGACAGACCTGCACCTTGCCGACCAGCAACTCCTTCCCAGCTATCACTGGGGATGTTGGCGGGGCCGGAGGCTTTATCTGCAATATTTTGATGACACGAGGAATTAAGCCGGGAGTAGGCTACGCCTTCTGCTTGCAACCCGGCGGTGTTTGCATGATTGCTGATGTCGCGTCGAATCCCACCCTCGGGCAAGGCGGGAGGTTTGTAGGAACAGGTTCTAATGTGGCCCTTGGCGGCAACGTAAACTCTGGGCAGAATGGCGGCGTTATCATCCAAGCTAATAGCCCTGTAGGTTCCCAAGCTGATGTTGTGATTCCAAATCGCTCAAATGCTGGTGCCCTAAACATATTTGGTTTTACGAGCATCAATGCCGCAGGTGGCAATGGAATCCTCGACTGCGGAACAGTCTATGGCAATACATCGAGTGGTGGTTACTATACAGACCCGAGCAACACGCAGGGAGGCACGTGTATTTTCCGCGCAGGTAATGGCACCGGGACCGCGACCAGCGGCGACCTTCAGTTCCAGACTGCGCCTGGAGGTTCGTCTGGGGCTGGGCAAGACACGATGGTTACGCGAGGCGGCTGGAATGGGACGGGTGGGTATCCGGCTGCTGGAGGACTGATCGACGTAAGCCTTCCGGGGCAAATCTCTCTTACTGCTCAAACTGCGGCTATTAGCACTGCAACACTATGCTCTGGCACCACGGAAGGCCAGTGCAATCATGTTGGACAGTACCTGCTCAACTTCTCGTTCGTTGAGGACGGCACCGCCTGTGGCACTCCAGGAACGGGCGGAGTGACCTTCCTCCTGACTTGGACTGATGACAACGGCACGGTGCACTCGGCGGTGTCACTTGGGATGGATGATGCCTCGGCCATCAACACCGTATCACAAACCTTCCATTTTCAGACTTCTCTCGGAGCCGCATGGGGCAGTGGACAGTTCGTATTCTCATCCAATGGCTCAGTAGTGCAATATGCTACAGGATACACCGCGTGTGGTGTCGGTACGGGTTCGTACCGGCTTAAGGCTACAGTGACAAGGTTGCAATAAGATGAGGCGGCTGTTCTATATATTCTCATTGCTCCTTCTACCTTGTCTTCCGGCACGTGCGCAGTTCGATGACTTTGAAGGACTAATTTCCGTCCCATGCTCCGCGAATCCGCATACGCTCGCCTTCACGACCGGAAGCCAGAGCACGACGACGCAGACTCTCACGATCACCGGAGCCAGCCCAAGCGCAACTTGGCAGGCCAATCATGCTTACTCCTTCGGATCGTGGATTCTAGACCCTGCTAAGCACTGGCAGAAGGTCATCATTGCCGGAACGAGCGGTGGCTCTCAGCCTACCTTTAACGACTCCGGTAATGCCACCACTGATGGCACCGCTGAAGAGATGGACTGGGGACCAGCGATTGCTGTGAATGAGCCCATGCGAATTACAGGCACTGGTACGGCGATGGATTGGGCCTTCACAAACAACACCGATCTCAAGGCAGGCGAGAGCATCGTCGCGACGGTAAATCTAGGGACTGAGGTTGTCACACTCACTGCCGCAGCCTCGCATACCGTGGCGGGGCCTGTCTCTGGAACCATCGTCTCTGGGCGAGAATATATATCGCAGGCCGTCTCCACGCCCTTCGGCACCGGCCCGCAGCAATGCACCACCGAGGGCCATTGGTTCTTCGAACAGGGCATTGGTGCGATGTGCGCTAACCAGAACGCTCAGTGCAATGGCATCACGGGATTCTTGGCCAAATATGGCACTACCTGCGCCGGTGCGGCGGTCGAACAGACGCTGATCCAGTCGATGAACTTCAACTCGATTGGAGAGCTTTCCGAGACGGCATACCTGCACGACGCTGGAGGGTTGTGTGCTACCAATGTCCATCTGCCCAGCAGTCAAACCTTGAACGGGCCGGGGGCCTTATATCCAACCGCCAATCTGGGCGGCTATATATCTCAGCCAGTCAAGGACCTCCGCGATTTGACACCTCCCACTTACAATACTCAAGGCTCGGCGGAGCATGGCGTCGTTGACGCTTTGGACCCGCGTTTAGCAACCGCTGTCTTGCAATTCGTCCAGCATTTCAACAACAGTTATATCCAGATGTACTCGTCGCCATGGATGGGACGGCATAATAGCGATGACACCGACTATATTGGATTTTCAAACGCAGGCTGGAACTTCCATCCATCGGTGTCCCAATCAACCGACGCAGACAGCGCATATATCGTTCTGGTCTCCAACCCCCTAGCCAGTGTGACAAAGAACGTAAACTTTTATGGAGGTTCGCTGAATCTCCCATTCCTCTATGCCGACCCGGTGAATTACTTCAAAGACCCAATGGTCTCGGTACCGACGACTTGCGCGGACTACAACGATAGCACGCATGGCATCTGCTCCTTAGATAGTTACCTCGCGCAGATCAATGGCAACTCACTGACGGCTTTGAACATACGCTATGGCTCCAGCTACTCGACCCTCCTTTCGAGTGGCACCGAATACGGCTACAGTAGCCCGGTCAGTTCTTGGTACACCAATGGCGGAGCACCCACAGTCATCTGCACCGGCACAGGCTCAAGCGCGAGTTGCACTGGAACGCTTAATATCGGAAGTATGGGTATATCCAGACGCTCCGTTGAGATTCTCTACACACCCAGCGGTGGAAGCCCAGTCATCGTCGGGGGAGACTTAGCCAATGGGCTTCTCTACACTGCCGGACGCTGGAAGGGCAATATTGGCGTCTGTACGGGGCTGATCGTCACGGATTCCAACGGAGACTTAGAGCAGCTTACCAAGACGGGATGCCCTGCAGGTACGACGACCAACTCCGATCCCCCTTGGCCCTCCGCTGCGGCTTGTCCTGGAACGATCACAACCGATAGCAATAGCCTGACATGGAAGTGCTTAGGTCCAGGGCTGACCACGACCAGCGGGGCGACGACCTCGACCGTCACATATGCCACCGGAGCCGTAACTCTAAATGCAAATCAGACGATTCCCAACGGGGCGGTTTATTCGGCAGCCTACGTAACCGACGGATGGGGACTGGGCACTGGGCTATTAGATGAAGCTGGACAGAACTCTTGGGCCAGCACCACTGGAGCCGTCTGTCCTGTGGTGCCTCCTGCTTATCAGGCGAGCCGTGCTTACACTATCACCGACGAGATCACCGATCCTACGAGTGGGTCGTGGCAAGTAGCAATGTCTAATTTCACCTCCGCCGGAGGAGTGACCTTCTCGAATGTCGCCAGCACGCTGACAAACGACGGCGCAACTACAGGCGCATGGATGAGCCTTGGCAAGGGTGTCTGTCAGACCGGAGGAGATTTCGGTGCTCCCACGATGAATACTAATCTAGGGACGGACATTGAGGCGTGGATTGCGCAAATGGCCGCGCAGTGGATGCTCTCGACGACCGGACAGTACCGGCAGATTTTCCCCGACTTCCCTGATTTTGGCCCTGACAATACAGGCACGAGGTGGACTCCGCCACGGCAAGGGGTGCTCCAAGCAGCTAATCTATATCTTGACGGCATATTCCATCAGACTTCGATGTTCGACCCGGCGCAGGAATACCAATCGGCTATCAAGTACCAGTTCGTAACACGATATTTCCAAGGGCCAATCGTGGCGTTTCAGACCATTCGCTCCACGCAGAGTCCGAGCGGGAATTGCTCGGTTGGCGGGACGGATTGCTTCCCGACACAGCAGGCACGTGGAGAGCATTGGTATATATCCGCGTCGAACATGCTGAATAAGCTGAGCTTCAACGGAACACAGCAGAACGCGGGAAATGTTTGGTGGGAATCTCACACCGGGGACAGTCCATCGACGAACTGGGGACTAATTACGGCGAAGGATAATCTCTTCAATGGAGTCGAGGATGTGACAGCCACGGTCACCTGCTCGGTGCCGAGACATTTATTTAATTGTGGAGGTGAGTCCAGTGCGTCGTGGAATGGGTCGAGCCTGTTCTCGGATGTGCTAAATCCGACCAGTGGCAACGCTCTGTGGTTCAGTGCTCCGATTACGCCCACATCTGGGACGCCAATAGGACGGCTTCCATAGGGGAGAATAGAGGTATAGAATGCGCGGAGGAGGGAATATGCGGACGAAAGCCTTGGCATCAGGAGTAGTGGCGGTTCTGGGTATGGCTGGAGTGGCCTTCACCATCCACAAGATCGACGTACGCCCGGTCGTGGCAGCACCAGCGGTGCAGTATCTCCCGGCGGGAGCAATCGCCGCGCCCCCGCAACTGCTGGAGCAATACGACAAGTACGACGCCCTGCTCAAGCAGATCGACAAGATGTGCCAGAAGAAGTCCATGGATAACGTCGCCGACGCCACCATCTGCGAGAATGTGCTCATCGGCGAGATGCGCGCGCAGGTCCGCGTAGGGTTCCAGTTCGATCCGGCGTCGCGGAGCCTTGCGCCGATTCCCTCGCAGCCTGCCACTCCACCGCAGCCACAGCAGATACCGCCGCCGTCCGGGGTAGCGCCAGCGAAGGTTCCGACCGCACCGTCCGCACCGGGAAGATGAACGAGATTAACTATCGGTGGATTCACGGCCCGCAAGCCTCGCAGGAGGACTGGGAAAAGATAGAATTGCTCTTGGCGTCGCGCGGATGGATTAGCCTAAACAGGCCCACGTCGTCGATTCTGATCGCAGAGGACGACGATGGCATCGCAGGGTTTCATATTTTCCAATTCTTGCCCTACGCCGGACCATTGTTCGTGCGGCCATCAGCACGAGGAAAGGGCGTGGCGGAGAAGCTCGCAGACGACATGCTGGAGGCGCTCGCGCAGGCTCAGGCGAGAGGCTTCATAGTCATCGCGGACTCGCCGCACAGCGCAAAGCTCTGCCGAGATCGCGGGATGAATGAACTCAAGTCACCTGTGTTCGTAATGGGAGGGGAGGGTTAGCCGTGAGCGGGTTCCTCGGGATCGGCCAGAATAAGCCAGAGAAGCAGGCGTATGGCGAGCTAGGAAACGTATTCAACTTCGCATTGCCTCTAGCGCAGAGCACATCCAGCGCGGGCGCGGGCACCACGAAGGCCGGGCTCTCTACAGTCGGCGCTGGGCTGAATACCCTCAGCGGACCTCTGGCGTATTTCCAGAAATTGATGAGCGGCAACCGTCCCGCAATGGAGCAGGCGGTCGCGCCGGAAGCGAACGCGGCGCGGGCGAGTTCGGATGCGGCGGCGAGGAATCAGGCCGCGATGGGCACCGCGCGAGGCGGCGGGACTGCCGGAGGGAATCAGCAGCGACATACGGATGTGATGGCACAGATAGATAATCTATTATTCGGCGCAAGGCCAGCGGCGGCGAAGGCGACGACGGACATCGGCACTACGCAGTCGCAGATTGGCCTCGGAGAGTCGCAGGTGGGCAATCAGCAACTCATGGAAGCGTTACAGTCGCTAGGACTTGGGACGAGCGCCGCCGGGACTACGGGGCAGATGGGGCTGGGACAGAGTTCGCAACTCTCTGATATGTTCAAAGTGCTCGTGTAATGGGACTATTAACTGATTGGTTGATGGAGCGGTCCCGTGCGAACCGCGAGAAGCAGAACGCACTCTCGGAGACGCAGGCACAGACTTATCTGGAGGCTATCAAGTCCGGGAGGCTCAGTCCTGAGGGATTGCAGTACGCCAATCAGCAACTAGAGAAGCTGCTGGGCGCAAAGGGCGCGGGGGATGTCTCCAAGCAGTCCAAGGGATTATTCCAGAGATTCGGACAGATCGTCACCGCGCTCCATGGGCATTCGCAGCAGCCGCAGGGCCAAGGGCAAGGCCAGCAGAAGATGGGGAGCGTAGGTCCTCCGCCGTCGCCGGTCAAGGGGGACGAAGGCGCGAAGGCTCCAGCGGGCGGGGCGGGTGCGACCGGCACGAGTGCAAATATGGGAGGCGTATCGCCGCCGCCATCGTTCGCCTCAGTGATGGGAGAGGCGTTCCCGTCGCCCGACAAACTCGCCGCCGAGAAGACCTCGCAGGATGTCACGCGCAACACGGCGCTGAACGACGCTGAGATGGAGCAGCGCAAAAAGGCGGCGGCAACGGCAGGGCTCGCGCCGGGGTCGCCGGAGTTCCAAGAGTTCATGTCCACTGGAAAGTACCCTTCGCTGAGATTCCCATCGACCAAGACTTATGTAGGGCCAGACGGCAAGACCTTCACCGGGACTCCTGACTTGTCTGGGAGGATTACGGATGTAGACAGCGGGCAGGTCGTGCCGGGGGCGACGGCAGTTACTGCGGGGATGCTCTCTGCGCCACAGGTGAAGACAGATAACGGTGGTGTGCCGTTTGCTATCCAGCGGCAGGGTAAGACGCTGACGCCAGATTCGCCTGAATGGTCCGATACCGACCAGAAGCTACTAGACGCTGCGAGGGCTGCCTACGAGAAAGGCGAGAAGGACAAGGCCGCACTGTCCGCCAAGCGACAGTCCTACTTCGGGAGTCTCCCGCAGGGCGTGCTCGTCAAGAAGGACGATCCAGCGAAGGGGCTCAAGGCCGGGGAGCTTGCGTTCGTGTCGCGGCAGGAGGCGGCGGATCACCCGGACAGGTATGCTCCGCCCGCGCAGGGCGATCAGTCGCTCATGGCCAACGCGCGCTTTGGGGAGATTCAGCAGACGGTGGATTTCCTGAATGATGCTATTGCGAAATTGCCGGACGAGGCTTGGGATGACACCAGCCGCGCACAGATCGCCTATGTACTGCGGTCGCCGGACCCAAGCTCTGCGATGAATCAGTTCCTGAAGTCCGAAGCCTCCAAGGGATTATCGGAGGCGCAAGTGAACTATGTGACCGCGCTCGCGTCGATGGTCGAGTCGGCGCAGGCCATGACTTCGTTGCAGGGGATAGGACAGCGCGGGTCGGATAAGCTGCGGGCGACGATCACGGCCATGCTGCCCAGCGGCGCGACGCCGACGCGGACGTGGGCGCAGCGGCAGATGAAATTGTTCCAGGCGGAGATGGACCAACTGAAGCGCGGCGTGCCATCGCTCGGAGGATTGACATCTCCAGCGAAGGGGATACCTCCGCCGCCCGGAGCCGCGCCGCGCGACGCCGCTGGATATCTGAATTATCTGAGACAGAAGAAAGCCGCTGCCAATGGCTCTCCCACCTCCGCCCAATAACGACAAGATGACTCCGGGTGAGACTGTGAGTCTCACGCCGGGGCCGGACCCCAAGGAGCGCATCCAAGCGACCTCGGGTAGTCCAATCGTGGACGCTTCGGAAGTCATCGACGACGATTATTTCAAGCGCCTTCCGCTGAACGAGAAGCATAAGGTGCTGATGATGGACCCGCATTACAGCAAGGTCATGTCCCCGAAGCAGCAGGCGGATTTTCTCAACCTTGTGCATTATGGAGAAGGCGGAACCGAGTACGAGCGCAAGGAGCGTGACAAGGCTGCGACGGCGAAGGGAGTCGTCAAGAATGTAAGCTACGCGCTCCCGATGGTCGGAGGGATTGCAGGTGCGGCTACTGGCAGCGCGGTCCCTGTGTTCGGCACGGTCGCAGGCGGAGGGCTGGGCACGGCGGCGGGCGAGTCGGCACGGCAGGCGATCATGCATGGACTATTCCCAGAGGAGCCTTCGTCTACGTCTAGGGAAGGGTTGGAGCAGGACGTAATATGGGGATCGCTCGGCGCGGCGAGCGAACTCCCCGGCGCATTCGCGCGAGGCTATGGGCGTTCGATTATCTCCAAGATCGCCGAGGCCAAGAGTCCTAAGGAGGTTGGCGACGCGATTCAGGCATTCAATGACGCGCATCCGTTCGGGCTGACACAGCGAGGATTGCGCGAAGGACTGGAGGGAGCCAAGCAAAAATTGTCCGCGCAGTTGTCTCCTATTTATAAGATGGCCACGGGGACTTCGGATATCGACACTGTGCTTCAGCCAATCTATCACCAAGCACAGGTTGAGGATGTCGCCTTCGCACGGTCGCGGACCACAGCGAGCGGTAAGATCGTGAACACCGCGACCAATCGTGTCAGCAATGCTGTCAGCGACATTATTGAGGCGGCAAAGTCCCGCGCGGGAATCAAGGGCACCACTGCGACTGCTCAGCAACTCGCCAACTTCCAGATGGAGATCAAGAATCTCGCGTTCGAGTCAGCGCGGTCCAATCCGACTGTAGGAGGCGTGGCGCAGAAGCTCATGCGGGATGCGTATACTGCGGTCGGCGGAGAAGTGGACCGGCTGGCACCTCCGGCACGGCCTATTCTGGATAGAATGACAGACATTCACGCGGCCTTGTCAGGACTGAAGCACTACCAGCCCGGAGCGATCAAGTCGGTGGTGGTGACGGCGGCAACACATCCCACGACGGCGCGAGTGGTGTCTCCGGCAGTGGTTCCTGCGGCGGTGGCAGGCGGACGCGAAGTCTACAAGGGAGCCCGAGCACTCGGCGAGATGATTCCTTGATTCTCGACGCAGGGATTCTCACTACATTTCAAGCCTGCCGACGCGAGCATCTTCTACGGTCCAGCTACACTCCCCTCAAATGGCGTGCGAAGTCCCTGTTCGACCATGCCTTGCGCCGCGCTATCTTCTCTGTGTCCAATGCGGATGACCCGGTGCGATGCGCAAGCGATGCCTCGGCCTACTTCATGCAGCAAGCGGCGGACCCTGGGCTCGACCTCCCCACAGGGAATCCCTATGTAATGGCCAAGGATTATTGCGCCATGCTAGAGACTATCATCCGGTCGCTTGCGAAGCTCGCGTTGCTCACCGTGAAGCCGGTCTCTCCAGTGAAGCTATCACCGACCGTCGAATGGCAGGTGCGCTCGTGGGCCGACGACTCGGGCACACTGCACCGCTGGATCACCGTGGACGACTGGTCGGACGCGGACTTTTATCGCGAGATGCACGGGTGGTGGACCGCCGGGGACCAAGCCGCGACCGGCGCGGGAATGACTCTGCACGTCGTGGAGATCGGGCAGGTGCGCAAGGTCGCAAATCGCGTGGCACAGAACGGCAAGGGGATTTATCGCACCGGGCAGATGCGGCGGGCGAGCCCATGGGCGCGTGGGTGGCGGCATCCGGCGATCCCGCAGATTCAGGCGCTGAGGTTCAAGCGCCGCGAGGGGCAGAACTTCTCGGGGTGGGACCCGATTTATCTCGCCGACTCGAGGATGGACCCGGAGGACTGGGTGCAGGCGATGTGGAAGGAGGGCGCGGCACAGGCGCTGGTGCACCACCTGACAATCAATCCGCTGCCGCACGATGCGCGGGAGGCGGCGAGGGAGCAGGTGCTTGCGGAGGCGGAGGCCATGCAGGCGCTCGCGGGGAAGGACTGGCGGGGGATGCCAATGTCACGGGGAGCGTGCGATGGCTTAGTGCCATGCCGCTTCCAGGAATGCTGCTACGCCGTGAAGCCGGTGGACCCGGCAACCCTCGGGCTATATCGTGTACGCAAAGAGACATCCCAATTGATTTCAATTGACTGCGGGTAGGCTTCGTAATAGGCTCCAAGCTGGAGGGCGAAGGATGACCGTAAATCTGAGCCTTGGCAAGAACTGGAAGACAACACTGGGCGGGGCCATCTTCGCCGCCGCTGGGTTCGCCTATGCACTCCCTGCATTGCTTACCAGCGATAACATAATACTGCCCCCTAAGTGGCAGCATATTATCGTGCTCATAGCAGCCATCGGTGGGGCCATCATGGGATTCGGTGCCAAGGATTCCACCACGCATTCCACTCAGGCCGAGGTCAGTGCCAGTACGACGGCCAGTACAACGAAGACGGAGGTAACGAAATGATAGCAATTGACAGAAGGGAATTCGTAAGGCGTTCGGGCCTGTTTGTGCTGCTGATCTCTGGGAGTAACTTTCTGACTGGGTGCCTGTTCTCCGGGAGCATCGAGTCTCAGATCGCAGCCTATGTGAACTTAGGTCTTAACGCGCTGGCCAGCATCATCAAGATTCTAGCGGCCAACGGAATTGTGATCGCCGCTGGGACCACAATCGAGAAGTATAGCAACGACATCAAGGCGGCCTTTGTCGATGTCGGTCAGGGCATCATGGACTGGCAGAACGCTGCCACCGCCGACAAGGCCACGGCCCTGCTGAAAGTCAGCGAGGTCGTGCAGATTTTGCAGAATCGCATTGGGGTATGGTGGTCATCTCTCAATCTGCCGGACGGGAAGCTCTCCACTATTATCGCCGCGCTGCTGAGTGTGGTCACGACCACTCTGACGTATTTCCAGAGCCAGTTGCCGCCGCCACCGGCAACGGCTGGGCGTATGGCGCTGCCCGCCAAGCTCGCGGGTCCTGCGGTGAAGCGGTCGTCCGGCCAGTTCAAGCATGATTACAATGCCATCGCTGAGTCGAACGGCTACAAGCAGTTCGATATTTAGAGGGCTAAGTGTTCGCAGCCCTACTCATCTCCGTTGCGGAGTGGTTAGCAATCGGCACGTTCATCGTTAGCACCTATACCGTAGTGGTGCAACCCGTTTTGCGGCGTCCGGTTGTAACGACCATGAAGGCGGTAAAACACGTCGTAGTTAAGCCTGTTAAACCTGTGAAGCAGTTAGCTAAGAAGATCGCAGGCAAATGACGGTCTTGTACATCATGGCCGCGTTCGTTGTAGGCTGTGTGATTGGATGGGTAGTCTGCGATGACTTTCGCAGGAATGTGAGGTAGGCATGAGACTGAGAAAAGCGGTCGGACGCATCCTCTTCTTCGCGGTAGTCACCTACTTCGCGCCCGGGTGGAAGGTGTTCGCGCAGGCGGGCGCGGGTTATATGAAGGTCAACACGTCCCCCGTGACGGCACTGACCTATACCGACACTTCGATCAGCGACGGAGATTATTACCAGTACGAGATCACTGCGGTCGATAGCGTGACTGGGCAGGAGTCCACTCCGCTCGTCGCTAACTTCGTGCAGATTCCCGCCTCGGGAGTGCATTCAGTGACGACGAAGTGGGGGGCGTCGCCCACGGCGAGTGTTACTTATAATGTGTACCGAACGCAGATACTTCCCCCCAACCCTCCGGTTGCCGGTAGCTCTACTGTGAATTAAGGGCTACCGGCGATGGCGATGGTGGCTAGGAAAGTGAACACATGAGAATGCATAGAAGTTGGGCGGCTCAAAACCTCACCTTCGAGCGCAATTGCAAGTCATGCGGGAAACTTTTCACGGCAACCAATTCCCGGCAGATATTCTGCGATGCGGTGTGTCAGCAACGGCTCCAACAAATAAAATTGAATGCTAGGCGGAAGTCCGAAAGAGCACAGGCAAGAGCGGCCAAGGCATGAGAGATTACCTTATGCGGGTTGCCATCGGCTTCGACTGCTTTGTGAACGTGATTTGTGGTGGCTTGCTTGATGAGACAATTAGCGCTAGGTCTGGACGAGCGGCCCACGCCGGCAAGAGATGGGGCAAGATTTTATCCGGCGCCTTGGGTTTCTTCTTCCCGAATCATTGTCGGCACGCGGAGTTGCACGACGAGCAGCGGGCGGAATATGTGAGGTGGCTGGAATCGCAGTCTGATCCTATGTTGCGCAGGATGGCAATGGCGATGAAAGGTGAGGTGAGCGCATGACTCTTCCCATCAGTCCGGCTGGACGGCGATATGGGTATATTCAGAATCCTCCCGACCATCGCGACTTCGGACTGAGTTCTCTACCCATGCCGTCCGGTCCACCGCCGTCGTCGTTCTCGCTAAAGGAATGGCTGGGGCCGGTGAAAGATCAGGGCGACGAAGGCTCGTGTACTGCACATGCCGGGACGGAGAACTTCGAGTTCCTTTATCGCAAGTACAAGGGCGAATCGCCCATCTTTAGCCCTGCATTTCTATATTACCAAGAGCGCGTGCTCGACGGCTCGACCACATTCGACGACGAGGGCTCCACCGGGCGCAGTTCGTGCAAGGCCATGAACCAGTTCGGCGTGTGTCTGGAGAGCGAGTGGCCTTACGTCGCAGGACAGTACAGCATCCCTCCGACGCCGGGGCAACTCAGCGATGCCCTTGCGTACAGGTCTGGGGCCTATCATTTCCTGACCACCGTGGGAGACATGAAGGCGTGCATTGCGTCGGGATACTGCTTTATGATTGGGTTCGCGGTGTATGAGTCCTTCGAGCGCATTGGCTCGGATGGCGTCATGCCAGTGCCAGACAAGGTGAAGGAGCAGGTGCTCGGTGGGCATGAGGTGCTCTGCTACGGATACAGCGACGCGAGGGGGATGCTGAGCGTGCTGAACTCCTGGGGAACGTCGTTCGGGGACGGGGGGACGTTCTACATGCCATATTCGGTCGCGGCGGATAAGGATATTCTGATGGACGCTGCGATTCAGCATCTAGGGCCGGGATGGCGTGCCGCACCACCCGCGCCAGTCTCGGTCCTGTGAGCCACGGTGCGCCACATCCTCCAACTCACGCACGGGCGCGCCTGGGGGTGCTCCGATTGCGCGTGGGAGTTCGAGCCAGAGAAAGGTCCACCCAAGGGGGATTCGCTGGAGGAGATGAAGGCGAACTACTTGCGCCAGCGGGACAGAGAGTTCGCGATACATAAGTGCGCGGAGCATCCGAGGACACGGCGGGATGAGTAACGAGGCTCCAGGCTCCAGGGCGGATTGGGCGGAAGTCATCGCACGGCTGACTGCGATTCAGGACTCCATCAACCGTGCTGCTAGCAACGGGAAGGACAGGCCACCAGAGAAGATTCCTCTCATTGATCCTACCGCCAATGTTTTAAGTCTGGTCGAGGCGGCTGTAACACGGATAAACGACTTGCGAGACACAGATTTGAAGTGGCAAAGGGAACTACGTGAGCAGGAGCATAAATGTGGTGAGCAGCTACAGGCTGAACGCCAGCGAGCCGACAGTGAAGCGAAGAGGGCAGAGTCAGGGCGTATTGATTCTCTCTTAGCCGCCAGTACAAACAATGTCGCTCTGGCCCTCGCGAAGCAGGAATCTCAAGCCTTGGCACAGGAGAAAAGAATTGCAGTGGTAGAACAGAACCAATATCAAGGCGTCGGTGCGGCGGGGCAGCGAGTCGAAGGGCGCCAGTTGAGTCAGTGGGCGGTAGGCATCGCAGTCGTGATTGGCATAGCAATAGTCGAGATTTTAGTACGCCTGTTGCCTGCGGCAGGCAAATAAGGGAGGGACTATGATGGCAACTCTAATGCTAAATCCAATCGCCATGATGGTCGAGTTCATCGTGTTCTGCTGCTGCGTAGCCGTCGTGATAATTCTAGGACGCTGGCTGCTCAGCCTCACCGGACTTTCCATCCCGCAGCCGCTGCTGGTAGTCCTAGCGATCATCGCGTTCATAGTTCTGCTGATGATCTTCCTGAACTGGACCGGGATATACGATATGAACTTCGGAGGCTTAGGGCATCCCGGACATTCGATTACGGTACGGTGATGGCGCTCGATAACATCTCGGAGGCGAGACTGGCCGAGGTCCACCCGGCGCTGGCGGCGCGGATTAGAACGCTCGCGTCACAGTTGGACTTCCCGCTGCGCATCACTGCCGGGATTCGCACCGTGGCGCAGCAGGACGCTCTGTACGCGCAGGGGAGAACTGAGCCGGGGCCGGTGGTTACGAACGCGCAGGGGACCGAGAGTAACCATGTGCTCGGGCTCGCCTGTGACATCGTACCTATGGACCTGCCGGACGTGCATCCCGACTGGGACGCCTCGGACGCCTCGTGGAAGCGCATCGTGGCGCTCGCAGCATCGAACGGATTGCGCGACGGGGTGAGTTGGAAGGACGAGCCGCATCTGGAACTGGCGGAGGTACCGGAGGTGCCTACGGCGGAGATGCAACAGGTCTATATGGACGCGGGGACTGTAGGGGTCTGGGCGGAGATTAACGTCTGATTCGCCTCGGGTAGCTTGATCGGCTCCATCGCCCGCCAGTTTTTACCGTACGATCCCTCGACGCCTATCACAAGGCCCTCCGGCGCGATCACTGGATGCTTCAGCACGGTCGATGGCGAGGTCAGCACCGGATAAATCTCACGCGCATGCTCTTCCAGCATCGACTCTGGGAAATGGAACATAAAACTATCGTGAACTGTGTTGAACAGGCCATACTTCGAGTCCAGTCCCGCGCGGTGCAGAGCCTTCAGTTTCTCGCGGATATGGCCGAATGCAATGTTCGCTAGGCGATATGCGACCGCCTCCTCGGCTTGGTCCCCATGGCCCCAATCGCTGCGCTTGGCGTCCCACCGATAGACCTCGTAGAATCGCCGGATGAATCCGAAGGGCGTGCGAAGTTCGCGCTTCTCGTGGGCCTCCTTGCGCTGACGCTCCTGGAACTCGAACACTTTGGGGAATAGCTTCTCGGCAGTAGCGAGAACCTCTTCGGCGATCTGCCTGCCGGTCTGCTTGCCGGTCCCCTTGCACTTCAGGCAGCGCCGGGTGCGTCCGCTCGCAAGCGTCTTACCCACGCCGTCGCAGGCGACGCAGGCACGCGGAGGGAAGGACTCCATGTAGCGTTCGTACAGCCCCTTGGCCTTGAGGCCATTCCCGATTCCGAGTATGCCATGCTTCGCCTGATCGTCGCGGACGAGTTTCCGCGCAGGATCGCTCTTGAGCCATTTGAATCGCGCGAGGAGTTGCTCGTCGGATTCGGAGAACGCCTGGAAGCCGTCCCAGAGATTCAAGAAGTGGCCCGCGACGAAGGAGTGAATGTCCAGCCGCCCGAGGCGCATGTAGTTCAGGTCTTCGGCGAGGAATCCCAGCGTAATAACGTGGCAGGATTTGAAGTCCCATTCGGTCAGCACGCAGCCGTCGTCCGCCGCGACCATCTCACGCATCGAGTCCGCGAGTTCCCTCGTGGGCTTGAGCTTCGGAAAGTTCTGCTGGTTCGGATTGCGCGACGATAGCTGGCCGATAGCGGGTGCGAACGTGAAGGTGGTGTGTACTCGCCTGTCCGGCCCCGGCGCGAACCCATCCACGTAAGTCCCTCGCATCTTCGTATAGCCCTTATAGTCCCGGCATTTGAGATAGAACGAATCGTCGGTGCGGATCGCGAGGCGCTCCAGTTCCTTCGCCTCGGTCGAGTCCTTGGCGTTGCCTTCTTCGTCCACTTCGCGGGACTTCGGGCGCTTGTGGCGCTTGGCGCCCATGTAGGCGAGGATTTGCGGGGGCGAGTTGGGATTGAAGTCGTAGACGCGGCACCAGCGGAGCGTTTTATGGATTACGGGACCGCCAGTGGCCGCGTCCACAACGGGTACGTCGAAGTCGCGGAGTTCGTAGTGATACGTCTCGTCATCGTTGAATAGCGTGTCAGTCAGCAGCTTATATCGGTGCGCCTCCCATTCCTCGAACGTGGTCTGCTCGACCTTAGAAGTCTCAGATAGCGGATGCTCGATGCCCCACTTCTTAACCTCCGGTGGCACGCCCTTGTATCCATCCTTGGGATGCACCCGGCAGCACTCCGCCGGGGCCAGCTTCGCGATCTCCGCGCCCAAGTCCGCCTGCGCGGCCTCGAAGCGCGCGCCGAGGCGCAGCCGCGCGGCGTCGTCGATGGGCATCCCGCGATCTTCCATTGCTGCTAAGACCGGACGGACCTCTGCCACCTGTCCCAGATAGCCAATCGTCTCGTCGCCCCATAGGCCATCTCTTTTAAGAGTTGCCCCCAATAAATTGTAGAGCCTGAGAGTAGCGTCGACGTCGCAGCAACCGTAGAACTCGATGTTAGCACTAGCCAGATGCTTCCAAGGAAAAGGGAACTGTACAAAGGAAGCACAGAACTGTAGATGAGCAGGCAAATCCGGCTGCCAATGATGAAACATCTGTAGCGTGTCATGGATCACCCCTCGCGGCTGGAGGTCGAGGCCCTCGCGCTCGCCTGCTGCGCGGAGGACTTTGTTGTCGAAGAGCCAGACGTTGTGGCCACATTTTAAGTTCGGTGAGTGGAGGATTTTCTGGACGACCTGCTTGAAGGGAGATTGGACGAAGTTAAGATCGTCGTCGAAAGAATCCCAAGGGAGCGCAATCGCGCCTCGGCCTTCGATTGCGAATTGAACAAGCTCGATATGAGTGCTAGTGAAGCCCTCTCGCGCGTCCTCGTCCATGGACTTCGATTCAGATGTCTCGATATCGTAAGATATCGGAAGGCCAGGGTTTGCAAGGCAATAGGCCAAGAAGGCTTCGGCCTCTTCGAGCGACGGGTGCGTGGCATATTTCAATCCTCCCCACGTAGTAGAATCCTCTGGGTCCACTCCCCACATCCACTCGCGGTCCTTTCCGGCGGCGATGTTCACCGCGCGCTGGAGGATGCGGGCGAACACGCCCTGGTGCGAGGCTTTGCCACGGCGCAGGAAGGCGGGGTGGAACACAGGCACCGTGGGGGTATCGTTAGGCCCTGGTAGGACGTAGCCTGCGAGGTGAGAGACCCCGAGGGCTTCCCCTGCCAGTCCTGTGAGTTCTCGGGTCGCCACTCCTCCTAGAGCCAGTATCGCGCGAGGCTTACGTTCCGCGATTACTTGGTCTAGATTGGGACGGCAGTGGCGCAGCGCGCTATATTCCCATGGAGCATTCTCAAGAAAATTTCCGCGTGGCCTGCAACGGATGCAATTCGTGACGCTGAGCATTTGCCGGTCGATGCCCATGCGCTTGAGAATTCGCTCGAAAACGGAACCTGAGGGTGCATATGGCCGTAGCGGCAACTCGTCGCGCTGCTCGTGCTCTCCACTGGCCTCTGCGACCGCAAGAAGGCCGCTGCTGCCGGTGCCCTCAACGCGTGAAAAGTCCTGGCCGTGGGCGTAGAGGGAACATCCGAGGCAGGATTCAGGTTTCTGTCGCACACGTCACGCAGCCTCTCGAATCGCCCGGGCACGCGCGAGGTCGTAAATCTCGCCGATGCGCTCCACGAGCGCCACGACAGAATGCCGGTCGAACGACTCTGGGGAGAATGTCTCTACTTCTACATCCACGCAAATCTCTCGCTTGGTCGATTCGCCTTCGTCGTCCAAGTCTTCAATGTCGGTGATGACTTCCTTCTCGACGGTCTCAGTCGGCAGATCGGCCAGCAGCCGTCGTATATCTTCGATCTCAAACTCCAGTAGATTCAGCATCGTCGTCATCCTCCTCATAGGCTTCCCTGTAGCGTCTCCGTGCCTCTGCTAGCCCCACCGCCACGCTGCCATACTGGCCGACCAGCAACTCCTCCACCCGCCGCTTGATTTCCGGGTCGGCGCGCATGTTTAGGGCCGCGCGGAGGCGCATGGACTCGGTTGTATAGCCCCAAGGCGTTTTTATCTTTGGGGGGCGATTACGAATCTTGTCGATAAACTTGCGAATCAGAGCCACGGTTGCACCTCCGGCGCGACGGTACACTGCTTAATAAACCTGTCCTTGCTCCCCACGATACGAAGCCCTTCGAGAGTCCTCACGCGCGAAAATGCCACGTATACCATAGAGGGTTTGTTCATGGTCCAGTGGCGCACATCGACCTGGATGCGGTCTAGAGTCAGCGATTGTGTCTTATGTACCGTGGACGCCGCCGCGAGCCTCATCGGATGCCACTCCACCTGTCCAAGCACATATTTCTTCGCCCGCCCGCGATAGTGCCTCTGGGGGATGTACCCGCCCTCGTCCTCGATGCGATGGATGGACTCACCCTGCCAGTCGTCAGGGCGGTCGGACTGGTCTACGTGGCGAACGATGCGGCGGAGTTCCACGTCGGCGTCGGTGCGCAGCAGGTGGACGGTGAACACGTCGTTGTCGAAGGAGACGATGTGGCCGGTGTCGCCGTTGACCATTGTAAAATCTGGGGTGTTCGCGAGCAGCATGACCAGCGCGCCGATCTTGAACTCTTGCACGGGCGCGATGCCCCACTCGTGCGTCCGCTGGTTCTCCCCCCACTCGGGACGCTGCTGGCCCCAGCGGCGCGACAGGACGCGGAGGCGCGGTCCGGGAACGCGGTCGAGGGCCATTTCGTTGTAGCGGCGGACGTTTTCGTTCACTGGGAGGATCGTGGTGCCGTCGAACTCGGAGTCGAGTTGCGTGTGCCACGTTGCGCCCGCCGCCAAGAGGACTTCGCTCGCGGGTCCGCCTTGGCCTGCGCGGAGCAAGTTGAGGGCGTCTAGGAATGGCCCGCCGTCTTGGCGATAGACGTGTTCGAGACGCTCGGTGTGCTCGGCGAACCGAGGCCAGCAGTCGGCGTGGAACACCCAATCGCCGGACACTGGCGGGAGTTGCGCGAGATCGCCGACCAGCAGGATTCCCAGCGGATGTACTACGTCTAGGTTCCGGTTCGCTTCCTGCACCCCGCGATACCAGAGGTCCAACTGCGCGCCTTCAGCCATGGAATACTCTTCGATAATCAATCGACGATATCGGAGGGCCACGTCATGCAGAGTACGAGTGAGCCGTCCTGTAAGGTAAATATCGCGTAGGCTAGCGGTGTCATAATAGCGACACACGGAGTTTATCGTCACCGTGCCTAGATTCACGCTCGCAATTCCGGTTGTCGCGGTGAGCAGCCCATAGGTCGGGTCTTCTCGCGTGCGGGCCATCAGGGTGAAGGTTTTTCCCGTTCCTGCGCAACCGATGAGGCGCTGGCAGGGGACTTCACGGTCCTCGCGATACTCCTGTAGCGCCTCGCCGTCGAATTGGACTTCTCCGTACATCAGTCTATTGGAATGCCGGACTGTGGATGCGTTGGCTGTACTGTCTCCGATGCGTTTGTCTTGGCCTTGCGCGTCCGCCGCACCGCCTTCGGTCGCGACGCCTTCGACGCATTGATCGCCTCGTCCAGGCGGGCGTCCATGATCTCGCCGACCAGTTGGAACGCTACGCGTGCTTCATCTAGGTTCGCTTCGCGGAAGAATTGGACTGCCTTGCTGAGCTTCGAGCCTCGTGATGCCATCATTTCCTCCCCATCAATTCCTTAATAGAATCGTACATTGGCCCGCGCTTGCGACGCTTCATTGTCGCACGCTGATCGTTCTGTCTGTCCTGATCCTTTTGCAACATAAGCCGATTCAGCCCACTCTTGGGATACTTCGTGCCGAATGCCTTGCGGTGCTTACTGTGACCTAAATTATGCGTTGTCTGCTGCATGGCTAAGGGCCGAATCCTCCCCACGCTCGGCCCTACACGTGTTGTAACGCGACTAGGCTTAGTGGCAAGCCCAGCGCCCAGGAGTCCGCTACTTAATCTCCGACAATGCCACGAACCGCGCAATCGTCGCCCTGGCCTTCGACACGCCATGACCTTGATCCTTCGAGCACCGCATCTCCGGCACCGGCTTCCCATGATCCTGCGGGAAGTTGCGCATCCCGGTGATGGACTTCGGGTACGCCTGCCCGGACGCCTTCGCGGCCTTCCCGCAGCCCTCGCAGTTCCACTCCCACTGCGTCTCGACGCCGATCTCAGGCTCCCCGGCGAGCGCTTTGTGCAGCGTGAGCATCCAGTCCTTGTGTGTGAGCTTCGTACCCGACTTGACCCACGGCTCCCCGCTGGGCTGGCGCAGCATCTTCAGAATCGTCTGGACCTTCGAGGAGTTGTCCCGGCCCATGAACGTCGCCACGTTGAAGTCGTAGAGTTTGATCCCGTCGTGCTTGCCGTTGGGGTCGATGATCGACGCCTCGACTCCAGTGACGAGGACGAGTTGCGGTTGCTGGCGTCCCCACTTCGCGGCGATGTACCCGGCCTCGATGGGCTTGCCGCTGGCGTCCTTCGGCGGGGCGAGTTTGAGCTTGGCGCGGTACTTGCCATCGGGCGGCGGCGGCGGGAACGCATAGGCGTCGCCTTCGAGGTTAACGTCGAGGGCCTCGCTTGTGAGCCGAGGGTCGTTGGGGTCGATGAACTCTTGGACCTGATCGCCTGCGCCCGCTGCGGAACCGTTGACAGGCGATTCTGATGGTGTGTCTACCTGCGGTTGGCCGAATGATGGTGCTCCGAATCCTGGGGTGCTCATTGTGCTTCCTCCTGGCCCTGAATGGGCGTTATTTTGTCGCTAGTGGATATTGCCCAACCCTTGATCTCTTCCCCTGCCGTGAACTCCTGTACTAATTCGTACACGGCGATCTGCTCGTTCTGCTTCGACAAGCGCTTAGCTATCTTGAAAGCCGTCTCCCTATCTACTGATCCGCCAACTACTCTGTCCTGGCACATAATGCGAAATTTCAACGGTGCCTCCTCATGCCTCCACAAGGGAGGCGATTGTGAATTTTACCGCTCTTGTAAACGCTTGATAATTCCTGTTCCGAAATCCCAACCATAGAAACAGACGATCAGAAGCAGCCAGACGGGTAGCAGAATACACACAAGGAATGCAGACCATCCATGCACTTCATAATCCTCGCCTTCCTCTATAACTCTACCGACGACGCTCACTTGGCCACCACCGTCTTACTCCTGCCGAGCTTCTGATCCATGGCCTCACGCCACTTCCGCAGATTGTCCCCCGCCCCGGCGCTCAGCGCGTCCAGCACCCGCAGGTATTCCGCGAACGAATCGGTCCCGTCCTCCTTGGGCTCGAAGTACCCTCCCGGGAAGCGCTTCTCCAGTTCCTTGATCTTCTCGGGAGTCACACGAGGCTTGGCCGGAAACATGATGCCCGTCTGCGGGTCCGGGTGCTTCTTATAGAAATACCTTACAGTAATATCATGCACAACCTGCTCGCTCATCTTCTTGGGGTCCTGCGGGTCCGGGACCATCACCGTGCGCGGGGTGGAATAGTCCTGCGCGTGGATAAGGTCGCCGACCCATGCACCGCACTGCGACGTAGCTTTCTTGCCTGCAATGGCAGGACCATATATGGTGCTGCGGTCCTCGTCCTCGGTCTTGGACTCCAGTGCGTCGTGCAGCACATAATGAAATGGCAGTGAGTTAAAGTTGGTCACGAGCCCATAGAGGTGATTCTGTACGAAGCCAAAGTCTCCGCGAGTGTTCGAGCGGAACGACAGCGACATCGGCTGGCGTCTGCCGTCGGCGTCGGTGACCGTGACCTCCTGGGTCCACCCGCCGAGCTTCGAGCGGTCCTCGCCGCCCACGGATATCCCCGACGCAGGCAGGTAGCGCATGATGACCTGCGAGATGGAGGTCCAGCCTTCGATGGCCATGCCGCCGACCTCGTTCCAGTTCATCGTGCGGAAGTCCACCACCCCGTTTTTGTTCTCTGGCCAGTAGCCCTTGGAGATAAGCTGGAGGATCGGCATGGGCACGGTCGCGGAGTCGCAGCGATAGGCACGGATGATCCCGGCGTCGATCTCCGGCTGACAGGGCTTCCAGCCGCCGCCGTCGCAGGACAACAGGAGCGTCGATTTTCCGGTGACTTCGTAGATGTAGCGAGAGAGCCATTTGACTTGAGAGGTCTTCCAGGAGCCCGTTCCGCCGTAGATGCAGCCGCTATCCGCCATCGCTAGGCCGCCTTCCCGTTGCGCTCTCGCCGTTCAACTTCACGCAGCGCCGCCAGCCGCAAGAACTCGCCGACCGACTGCTCCTCGGCGTAGGCGGCTCTAGCGATGCGCTCCATTTGCCGTTGCGTTACCCGTGTCGCGATTACCATTTTCTTGTGTAGCTTGCTCATGGCGTGGATGTGTTTACACCTGTTGGCGGAGCGTTGTCAAGCGATTTATTCAAGAATCTTTCTAAACAAAAGCAACAGATTACCTTAGCGGCGTCTTGGTACGCTTCCCGGCTGGCTTCGCGGCGGATGCGCTCTTCACGCATGTTCGAAGGCTCTATTTCATCCGCAATGATGTCGAGCGCCTGCGCCACTAATTGCTCCCGTTCGTTGGTCCTGCCACTGCGTAACTGCCTTGCTAAATCCCGAATTGCTTCGACTCCCTTCATTTGCTGTTCTCCTTGCTCAAGAGGGCACGCAATCGTTGTGCGTAGCATTCTTTGCTCTCCAGATAGCGGTAACCTGCTATAGCTCTCTCAATTAACGTAGCATCCCGCCGCTCCAACTCAGCTGTGTCGGGTCTGTATACCCACGTCCCATCGCAATTATCGAAGTGGGAACAGTTTCGTAAGCCAGCCTTATTGCAATCAAGGCAGATCGGACTAGCTCCAGTGACTTTAGGATGCCGCTCCAACTCCTCGCGTGCGGAGGCGGGGATGAGAACACTTCGCAAATGGTTGATGTAGTCTTGCTCCGTTTCAAAATCAACCGGCATCTCTCCCGATTTTTGGCAAGAGCAGGTTCCATACCAGCCTACGAGGTCAGTCCCGCAAAGCCGATGCTGCAAGAAGGTCGGTACCGCAGCATCCAGCGCCGCCGCTACGCGGGCGTCGAGTTCGGCTTGAATGAGCGGCAGAAACTCTCTGTCTACAGCCTTGTAGATGTACTCTATGGCGTCTGGCTGTAGCCCTTTAAGGGCGCAATCGTATTCCCTCCAAGCTAACCTGTTTGCCAGCCGCTCTCGCAAGGTCTCGTCGGTCATTTCTTATTCTCCAATTTGCGAACATGGTAGCGATAGATCAACCAAGCAATGAAGCAGATCACAAAGCCAATGCTCAGGTCGTCAAATAGCGCGTACAACGGCGGTAGCATCTGCGGCTCGCTCATCTCCTCAGCCTTTCTCGCGCTCGCGGTGTCCAACGTTCAATAATAGAGCTATCGCCTTTGCCAATGTCTCAGCTTTCCAGTAACGTGAATCGAACTTCGCAGCCCAGATGTGTTCTTGCTGGTCCACAACTTCCCAGAAGTGCTGAACAGGAACGGCTACGGATGATTTGGAGTCCTCTTTACAAACAGCCCACTCGCGAGCGGATCGCGGCGGATGTCTGCTCCGCCATAGCACACGCCCACGAATTGACATTGCGACGGATAAATGCATGCGTGCCGATTCATGCTGAAATATCTATTTAGTAAACTCCGCCGCTCGCCTTCGTCCGCAGCAGCCTCGACCTCCGCAATGTGCTCGGCCACCTCGCGCTCCTGCCACTCAGTGGACTCCATCCAGTCGCGCAGGTCGTCATCATTGCGATACACGACCACCGGCGGGATGAACACAGCGTCGAGCGGATGCACGGCGGTGACCCCGAGCGCCTGGGCATCGCACTGGTATCCGAGCGCCCTCGGCTCCATGCCCACGGTAGAATCCTCTCCAGACATCAAGGGCGCGGCGGAATCGAGCCGGTCGATCCACGCTTTGATCCCGCCGGGGCGCTCCCACACCGGGCGCGACTTCCAGTTCTGCCACGCCAGGGACGACTCTCGCATGTCCTCGACGCGCGTGTAGTCCCACGACCAGCATACGTCGCCCACTGAGAACGCCTGCGAGCGCGCTGGGACCGAGACAGCTTCGTAGCAGCGGACGAGGTGAGATCGCTGCGAGCGGCAGTCCAGTTGCAGCCGCGCCGAGAGTTCCTTGTCCCGCCAGCGGTCGCCTTTGAGCATGTATTCGTAGCGGATGGCGTGGATGCGCGGCGGGGCGGGCAGTGCTAATAGAAATTTAGCGATAGTCTCTGACGGACGCTGCTCAAACTCGCGGGATATTGTGAATGTAAATGGCTGCTTCTCTCGCTTGCACCATTGTAGATGCTCCCACCATTCGCCGAGCCGTCGCTCGATCTCCACCCCCTCACTCAAGCCCTGCATGTCGTGCTCGGCATCCCGCGCCTTGCGAATGTCCCACGACGCGGCGGTTTTGAACGACTGGAGGTAGAGTTGGTTTGAGGAGCGTTCGCGCAAGAGGGCGTCGGGGCGGGACATGAACCACAGTTGTGCACCTGTCTTGGTATTCCAGCCTCCAAATTCAGGACCAGAGCCGTTCGGCTGCATCCACTCGCTCAATAGCCAAGTCCCCTCGCGCTCGACCTCCAGCACCTCGAACTGCTCCAAGAGCGGGCGCAATCGCCGTCTACTGTATGCGCGTACCATCGCCTCCACAAGCGCACTCTGCTCCGCGACCAGATACGAATTGAACTGTTCCTGTGCGTGGCCGACCCTCTGTGCAAGCGAATCTATCCCCGCCTCCGCAGCGCTGAGCCCGAGCGACTCGGCGAGTTGCTCCGCCGTGGTCGCGCCCGCGATGGGCTGCATCTGCGACTGCTCGGTTGTGTCGAGTTCTAGGGCAGAGGAATGCTGAGAGAAGTCCGCGAGCGCGGCGGCGACGGCATTGTCCTCCAGTACATGTGACCAGTACAGCTTGCCAGAAGATTCGTCGTAGAGTCGTTGTCCCTCGCGCAGCAGTAACGCTAGGCCAACGTGAACGCTTCCTCCGACAGCCAAGGGCAAGGGCTTCGTGATTCCGTCGATGCCAGTGGAATCCTGATGGTAACGCAAGTACCGGAGGCGCTTACACCGGAGAGTGTCCTCCACACGCGAGCGATCAACGAACACTTTGCGCATCTGTCTGCTCCTCGAATGTCTCGGCGTAATATTCCTCCAGCGCCTTCCAGACGGCCTCTCCGCCTTCGTGCACCAGCAGGGAGAAGATGCGACTGGCGTTTAGAGACGAACCATCAAAGTAGCACTCGCCTTCGGGCAGCAAACTGCAATTCATTTTGCTCTGACCCTCATAACGCGGCGTTCGAGAGTGGTAGCCTAAGTCGGCAGGCATCGGATTATCTAGTTTCTGTAAATGGATGGGCTTGCATAACTTCTGCCAAGGCGTATTCGGCTCCGGGATGATATGTGGATACCATCCAGTAAACAAGACGAATTGCACCACGCCCTTTGGACCCTTCACATAAAAGCACATTTCTACACAGTGTTGGCCATACTTAGGCCGTTTGTCGTAGGCCGGATGGATTTCAAGCTCACGTGTGAGAGACATTACCATCTCCCTTTGTCCACTGTGGCTCCTCCTTTGGGTCAACCTTCGTGCGCCGTCCGATAGTCTGTAGGACGCTAAAGTCCAGCACATCATCGAGGCCCACCCCCTCCGGCAGCGACGTGACCGGCACGGTGATGGCGTCCATGCCCACCCGCGCGCCCTCGAACCGGAGCGTCGCCCGGCGGAGCTTGTCGGTGTAGCGGTCCCCGGACTCGATCTGCACGACGGTAGCTTTCATCGCTCGCTCCTCTCTTTGATATCCCTAAGCCAGAATATCTGCTTCTGTGTTACCCGACCCGGCGCGCGATTCTTCACGTCTCGAACGAAGCCGATCTCCTTGGCCGAGAACTGCGGCGCTCCGGGCCACACACCGGACTGCTCCAGCATCACGATAATGCGGTCAGCCTCGGCACGATAGTCCTCGTCGTCGTCCCAGAGCGTCAAGGAGTCCTCCTTTGCAATATTCTAAGCTCCAAATCCTCCCTGACCGAGATATCCAACTCCCGCCGCATCCGCCACAGGCAGGCGACGCCGGTGAACCCGTAGAGCAGGACGATCCACGCGCCCACCACCGCGCACGAGGCGAGGAAGAGGAAGCCGACGTATTGGAGGAGTTCGATCATCCCCATGTTCTATGCGATTCGGCGACATGCTCCATACCGTCGTACTCTTCGATCTCATAGTCAATGCCGTCTGGGATTTCTACGATCTCCAAATCCGCGCATTGCCCGCTGGCTCCGGTGCGGTGCCCTCCGCCTAGTTCTTCGACCACCTGAATTAGCTTGGGGTCGTCTCGCTTACTGGGTATGTTGTCCAAGGCGTGCTCTGCATACCGAAGGTTGTAGGTGCGGAATAAGCCATTCGCATCGCGTGTCATAGGTCCAATGACTTCTTCAGGGTTGGGTATATCAAAGGCGCTAAAGAATAACCTATCGGCCTGTGCCTGCGCGAGCGTTAAAGGTGTATACTTCGTCGCCGTTGGGTCGTTGGGATCGAACGACGATTTGAAAAAGTAGCACTCTCGCCCGTTCAACTCAGCTAACCGTTTCACCGCTCGGGGCGACAGCGAGAATCCACCGTAGCATTTATTGATAACGACTTTCATCGCCGTGACGCTTTCACATCCACCCGCGCGATGTCCCCCACCCAGTACGCTGTCAGCGTCACATCGGGATGCACCTTCGCATCAGTGAGCAGAGACTCCAGCCGTCGGTCGATGCGGTCGGTTGAGGTATCGCGAAGCTCTGCGAGGGCGCTGCGGGCCGCGTCCAGCACGTCATCGTCGAGTCTAACCTTAGCCATGAGCAGCCTCCGCCTTTAGCTCTCTCCCACACCTCGGGCAGAACTTGTCTGCCGCCGCTAAGGGCCTATCACAATACGGGCAGGGCCTAACCTCTTCCAACTCCTCGCCGCAAGACCAGCAGTACTTGTCGTCGTCTAGGGCGTGACACCCATGATTTTTACTACAGTCCTTAGCCATCCCACCACCTCCGATGCCAACGCTACCATGCCCTGCCAGCCTTTGTCAAGCACTATTTCTAACTATTTTCAGCCTATCGCTAGACTGTCGCCAGCGCGGGATAGCCTATCCGCCGATAGCTCATAGAGTTCCGTGAAAATAGTTGAAGATTTTACTTGACAGATGACCCCCGGATGTCCGACATTCGACCTCGTAGCTGTGCCTTCCGTTTGGACGCGGAAACCTTAGGGGGAGGGGTCTAGCCGCCCCTCCCTGGCTTCCCGATCCTAGTAGGCACATCCCGGCTAGGGGGAGAGCTGTTTGTCCTGGCGCGTCCAAATCTCGTAAAAGAGAGGTACAGTTGTGTCCACATATCCAGCAATATCACCAGATCACCCAGAGTTCGACAAGCTCCAAGACCTCCGCGAACCACCTCCCAAGTCCCCCCAAGTAGAACGCCTCGAATCCTACACCGGCTTCTATGATCGCGCCCAGCGCCTGCTCTTTTGCAACAAGATGGGCCGCTACCTTAAATGCAAAAAAGGCCACCTGACCAAGCAAGTGTTCAGTTGCGGGCTAAGGTTCTGTCCTGTCTGCTCCATACACCTCGCCGATGAATACTTCAAGCGAACCCTGCCGGTCGCCAGAGCCATCCAGCGGCGTTGCATCGCGGCGAGGTCCAAGGTAGTCCTGCTGGCGTTCAGTGCGCCCTGCGAGCGCAACCAGGACGCCATGGAGGACCTGATCGTATCCATCAACAAGCGCCTTAGCGACGCGGACATCACCTGTCCCTATCACCTGCACTTCGCTGGGTTCCGATACGAGGATGGCAACGACAGAGCCATCGTGCTCATTCTGCTAGAGGGCACCGAATGGCACGACTGGAAAAAGATGTTCGCAGGCGATGAATGGGGCCTCGAATGTTGCCACTCGTACGCTCAGTCGCACCTTGTCCTGACGCTGCACGCGATGATGAAGCCTCTGCGCTACCTGAGCCCCATCGAGCGAGCCGATCACGAGGTCTTATTCGAGCGCTTCCACATGCGCCGGGCGTACAATATCCCAGAGCTTTCTGTAGAGGAGTTAGAACCTACAGATATCTCCCTCCATAAAGGATGTCCGAACTGCGGCGAACCGTGGGTTGAGGTATCCGAGCCCTTTCCGTTGTACCAATGTAAGCACATGCCGGACCCGAAAAACTTCCGATGGAATGCGAAGAGCCCCCCAAGCACGTAATTATTACACGATTTTCCGTCAATTCAGGCCACCCGGCGCAGTCGCAAGGTCAGCGTGTGCCCTCAGCCTCAGCATACCGTGGCCGTGCTCCCTCTGGCACAACTGCCATGGCCTCACGGACGATAGAATTGTACTCTTCGGGATGCAACTCGCGCATTCGGTCCACGCAGGACTGAATGATGAATCGCCGCCGCTTGTTGACGTAGTAAGGCTTAGCCCTCTGCCCAGGCTTCGGCCCCGGCTTTGTCACGAGCCAATCCCGCCCAGCCCCAGCCACAGCACCACGAGGCTCCAGACCGCCGCCGCTACGCCGACCGCCGCGACGAGCACCAGCACGCGATCCGGGCGAGACAGGCATTGCCACGCGCGGAGGAGTTCGGAGCGGATCATTACTCACGCCCTTCGGCCTTGGCGATAGCGGCCTTGAGTAATGGTACAGAGCAATCTTTCCCATGCCAGTTGCGATCAGAGCTAGAGTGACAGCCGCAATACCTCTGTACCACATGCTTGCAAGCCTCTAGCAACTCCGGGGCTGCCGCGATCAGGTGGGCATTATCAGGATGAGTTAAGGCGACTACCTCATCCGGTGCGTCTCCGTCTGTTACGTTCAGATGGATCGAAGTCCACTCACGCTCCGTGTCTACACCCTCACGAAGACAGTTTATTTGAGTCTCCATATCAGTGTCGTGCCCCATCGTACCTACTACCCATGGCCCCGGCGTGTGCTTAGAGATTAGTCCCAAATCCCCCGCAGTGACATTCCTTCGTGGCCGCTTCGATGTTGTGCGCTCTCTCGATTCGCTCATTGTGGTCTCACCCTCTCCTTGATGGCTTCGATATCCACTCGATTTTCCAGATACTCGAATAGCCGGTCTGTTGCCCCCGCCCACGCCCCCGCCCACGCCCACGCCCACGCCCACGCCCAC